TGATTTGTTTTCCTTGGGTTTCATTGGTTTCCCTTGGGTTCCCTTTATTTCCCTTTATTTCCCTTTATTTCCCTTGATTTACCTTGATTTACCTTGGTTTACCTTGGTTTACCTTGATTTCCCTTGGTTTCCCTTGTTTGGAGGTGCACCCTCCCGCAAAACAAACCAACCCCACCAACTCCCAGCATAAAACCCGAGACCTTCCTCCCGATTGTTCCACGTGGAACGCCCGTTCAGTCTAGGATATCGAAGTCTTTGTTCTTGATTGCCTTATATATCTGCTTTATGCAATAGATTGATAATAAAGCCAATAAAACAACTATGATTAAAGGCAGGGCGTCGCCCGTAGCTATAACATACCGCCCCAACTGAAACGCCATATACCCACAAAACAAGGTGATTAGCAAATACATGAATATTCCCATAAAAATATACAATAAGTAACCGTGATTTAAAAACAATACCAAAATAATGCAATTAATTGAATATCAACAACATAATATATATCAATCCCTAGAGCTACCTCTAAGGAAAGATAAGCCTAGATATAGATAAAAAATATACAATAAGTACCGCCTATTATATACCTTTTAGGATCGATTCACGCACAAAACCATACATAAGGGCACAATTCACCCGTCCGTATGGATATGGATATAGACAAAATGATACATAATAAAGTATTTTACTTACACATTTATAATTAAGGCTTAAAATTTGCCGCCTCAACACTTTTATGTGTAAGCAAAACATATTAATATGCTATCATTTTGTAAAATATAGGCACAAAAAAGCCCTTCCGCCCTATATCACTGCAGTACGGAAAGGCACAAACTTTAAAATCAAATAAAAACAAACGATCTATTGCCGTAATTTGTTTGCCATGTAGCTAACACGTTTACGCCTGCACTTATCCGACTCCCTACTACAATCTAATTTATTAGAATTGTATAGTTCTTTGGTAAGCTCAACATAAAAGTTGATTTGAGACTTTCTTGCAGCTTCTAAAGCCTTTTCCTTTTTAAGTGCTAGTTTTCTATTAAGATTATCAAACTTTCTCCTATACATAATTTATTCGTTTTAAATTGCACCAATAAGAAACGGTAAGCCGGGGACAATACGGCCGGCGTTATCGATACGACTAGCCGAACGCCCACACGCCCCCTATTCCCTTTGGATTAGGCCCTTTGCCCCGACTGAACGAGACCAAATACGCACATACGTTACCCGTGATACGTACCGACAAGGCGCATTTTGTCCGTCAATTTAACCGCACAAAATACCCTTGTAAGGGTTGTTATTTTTCTACTACATATAGCGCATAAGTATTTAAGCGACCTTAAACGTTATTGCTTTGATACATTGGCACGGATATAACCCCGTGATACACTCCATACGTGTTACTCTCACAACGCATAGACATACGCCATATACATGCGTATATACACCAATATACCCCGCTATTTTACACGGCCTATCCGGAAACCGGACGTATTAACCCGTTTTGATACAAGCCCAAAGAATAACGATTTGTCTTGCGACTGAAAACAAACCTAAACCACATTGTTAAGCGGCGGCCTATTTACACAAGCTATCGAACGCCAACGGCTATACTCCTACCGACTTGTGTATGCTTATATCAATATGTTAAATATCATGTCCATTTAGTCGAGATCAGTGGCACGGCGTGAACGTATGGACATTGCCACCATAATGCCCTCTATGTGATTAAATAGAGGGCAAATCGTTATTTGCCATTTTTAGGGTGTGTTAAGTAGTAAGTAATACATTTGGCTATCAAGTTATATGTGTATCGCTTGATAGGTATAGCTACTTTGACGATACGTTTATCTGATCCATTAAACACCTCATAGTAAGGCACGATATCCGTGTCGGTGTATGCTATAGGCTCACAATATCCAAAGCGTTTATGTGTATCACCTAGCACGGCTATATCGCTTACCTTATCTGATGGCAACTTGCTGTTATTTGCCTGTTCTTGCTTGTCATAATATTCTCTTTCAACTTCTTTGTAGGCGCAAAAGGTACCATTTACACGTGGTAGTATCTCTTTACACAATTGTATTACCATCTCTTTATCCTTTGCCAAAGCTACCAAAGCGGGAACGACTTCCTTTGATACTTTAATATCATTTTCTTTTAGTATGTCGTTTATTTCTTTACCAGATTTAAACAGGTTACACCATGCTTTGACCGCACCTGTTAATGTCTTTTCGTTTGATTTTTTAACTTCATTCTGGACTTTGTTTAATTCTTTATTTGTCATTAAATTTGCCCATGCCCTAGGGACTTGTATAGGCATCTAGCACGCCTCGTTTGTTAATATTGTTATCTCACATTGCAAATATAATACATGTTATATTATCTAACAAATATTATGCAATAAAAATTCAACGATTATATATAATAAAACTAATCAAATGCAAATGTATATTAAAATATTGGTTTATATAATTGATAATCAACAAGTTAAATACAAAATAAGCATTATTTTTTCGGCTCGCAGATCGTTTGCCGTTCCTGTTTCCCGTTCTTCGTGGATTGGGGGGGCTGGTCCAAAAAACGGCAGCCCGGCCGGGCCGATTTCGGGGAGGTGGTCCGTCCCGCATAACCAATCTCCTTATAATCCAATTATTTTATTATATTTGCGATATAATTAAAACATAACATATTATGAATAAAGAAGTTAAATACATGGGGGGGGGGTATTTTAACCCTCAGATAAGGAGGGGGTATGTTTAGGCGCAGGACTTCTTCTACCGGTAAGATCCACTACCGTGTTAATATAAACAAGAATATGTGTCTTGGCGTTGTAGATATATATATTGATGGGAAGCCATATCAACTTGGTTTTAACGGATCTTATCTTGATATATATCGCGATAAGAAGATAAAAACTATAAGCATAAGAGGCCAGATATCATATCTAAATCCGAAAAATGAGTACAATGTTATTTTGGGCATAAGTGGAGGTATTATAGAGGGAACCCTTACGTATCAATATAATTCGGGTATGCATTGCGAGTTGGCTAATAAGGTGATATACGGGAATAGGATAACTAATTTTGTTCCTGTAATGGTGATAGAAGATCCTGGGAAGATCATTAATTTCACTTACAGATCTGAATTACGGACTCAGGTTTTAGATGAAAGTTATGTAAGTTGGGATGGTGATTATGTATTAAACGATAATTGTATAGTAACTGATCTTTGTTCGGGATGTGAATCTTATGCCTATGGGAAAAGTTCTCGTGGTAACTATCGAGTAACGGTAAGGATAGTGTAATCCCAAGGGAAGGAGGGAGACCTCGTCCTTCCGGGCCTCCCCCGTCCTACCACCGCCTCCCGTTCTTTTTGGCTTCTCCATGTATTGTCTTTGACCGGATATCAAAAATTCATATCTTTGGAACAAAACTACAATCATGTTTAGAGACACACTACATAAAATCAAGATCTTCTTCTGCGATGACGATATCGAGAAGATATATGTAAGGGACAGTACGGTCATCCGCGACAACGAGATCCATAGGATGTATAATGAGATACTGGACGAGTTAGGTGATTTGGCTACTGTCGTGTCAAGGAACTACGTATATGGTAAGATAAAGGACAGGACGGGATTAAGTATCCGTCATATCAGTAGGATAATAAACCATACTAAAGTTGAGGAGATATGATTAAGGATACGATGGAGCGGAATATAATAAATGAGATATCGGCGTTATTCGTGATGATATTCACGTCAGGGTTGATGTTTGTCATGCCGATATTAGATATAGGGTATAATGATATCATTATCATAATAGGATTCGGGATACTACTATCTTTTATGTTAACCATAATCCCGATCTTGCTTTCTTACGATATAAGGGATGAGATCATTAAGTTGATTGGTGATATGGATAGCCAGATCGTGGTAGATACTTCGGTATATAAAACGAACCTGCCCTAAGTAATTCCTAGGGCAGATGTATAAAACTAGATATTCCTTTTAATATATTTATCCATAAGGTCTATGGATAATTTAGTTCCCAGCTCCTCCTCCAACAGGTTAAGGTAGTTCTGGTGCAGGCATCCACCCCGCTCCACCTCCCTAAAGCCGGCCCCGTCCCGGATCCTGACCAGCCCTTTCCTTGGATCCATGTCGATCAGATCCCGAAGCTCGTTCATGTTCTTAAACCGGTTCTCTATCACCTTAAATACATCGATCTTAGGTTTCTTATCCTTGATCTTTATCTTAACCCTTCCGCTCATGATCACCTCCCCGTGCTTCCGAATCCACCATCGCCTCTATCGGTATATCCGAGGTCATCCAACGACTTCACCTGATCCCATACGATACGTTCCCTCCTACGGATAAGCAATTGAGCTACCTTGTCCCCAACCGAATAAGAAGGATCATCATAACAATCCACACGTCTACATACTACCATAATCTCGCCTCTATATCCTTCGTCAACGGTTCCCGGGGCGTTTTGGATAACAGACTTTGTTTTGGTGATGCTACTACGAGGGCGTATTTCCATCTCATAATCCTCCGGCAATGCTACATGTACACCGGTATGATATATGGTCCTGCCTCCGTCAAGTTCTACATCCTTGACGAACAGATCCATGCAAGCGTCCTCCTTATGGGCGTACTTAGGCAATATAGCTCCTTCTTCCAGCCATATCTTGACCTTACAAGTATCTATATCTTCAAGTAATGATTCTACCTCATTATAACTCATTGGTTGTTCTGACGCCAATGAAATGGCTCTTGCCAATACATTTTTAATCTTACTCATCGTATCTTGTTTTTAAATTCTTTCCCTTTCGGACATTGTAATTTACATTCCTCGCCACAAGCGGAACAGTTGGGTCTCATTCCGGGCACCCCTCTTCCCCCGTACGGCCAGTAGGCATAATCGCAGACGCTCCAGAACGCCTCCATCGCCCTGATCTTGGCATCGACGGTTATCTTCTCCTTCACCTTTTTCATGCTTTTCCTGAACTCATCTTTCATATCCTTCCCTTCTATCTGTCTGGCCTTACGTCTCTCATTCCACCAATTATAGTAGAATTTGTCCGCCATCTTATAAGCTTCGGGGTCAAATTTATCACGATGCAGGATAGGGGCGTCCTTGATCTTTCTCAAATTCCTGCCACAAACATAAGCAAGCCCGGCGTACGGAGGTATATCCTTAGGATCAACCAACCCATCCGGCACGCAGTAGTAGAAGTAGTTGGGCCGGCCGTACCTGACCCAGTCTCCGGTCTCGTACAGGGCTTGCTTCCGTGCCTCGAACCAGCCTTGCATTACTTGGTGCTTACCCTCTTTCTCGAAATCCTTGTTATAGTCAGCCAACGAGATCTTCACCTCAACCTCATAAGCGTACATGGATCTGGTTATAGCCAGATAATCGGACTCCCAGTTATAGACATACAAGTTGTTTATAATCCATCTAGGAGATACCAAGAACTGTCTGTTAAGGATATCCAATATCCCTCTTTCAGTGTATTCAGCACCTTTATTTGATTGCCGTGTTCCCATCTCCTGTCATAGGATTATTCCTTAACCCAACTGCCATTATAGCGTTCGATACCAATCTCCGTAATCCACCCATATCCTTATCATGGAACGAGAAAGTAGTTAAGTTATGTGATTCAGTAATCTTATCATAAGACTTTATCATCAACACAGCCACATACTCACCAATCATCTTCCCGTTCATGATATCAAGATCGATTATGCCGTGATCTATTAGATCAACCACATCCCATCCTGATGGTAGATACGTTTTTATTTGATTAATGTCCATCCCAAATAGTTATTATAAATAGGAGGGTCGTGCTACCCTCCTATAGATTACACACGAAAAATAGAACTGAAAGCGATCCCAAGCACGTAGGATTTTATTGATTCCCGTAGGCTGTCTACCGGTTATCGTTGATTACCGACCTACGGGATATGTTTAAGAAAACACCATGTGGGGAGTGGGGGAATCGAACCCTTATCCACGCTACGATTAGGAATCGTAAATTCTATCCGTTAAATTAACTCCCCTAATTATCAATCCTTTAATTTTCTGTAGTAAGAGGCATGTCTTGGAATGCCAAAGATATCACATATTTTCCTTACCATATTGTCAGATACGCCTAATTTTTTACCGACACTTAGGAAAGACTCATTTTTAAGCATCTCAAAAAGCTTATCCTTAGTTATATCACCATATTTGGATAACATATCCTCTCTTCTTTTCTTGTTATTACAATCAAAACACAAACTTCCCTCAGTATCATGACATAAATCCTTACCGCAGCACGAGCAATACTTAACTTCCACGGGTTTACAATACGCTATCCCTTCCTTATCAAAGTAAACATCAGCTCCATGATGAAACCTTGTATGATCGGCATTAGATCTAAATATCATAAGATTATCAGGTCTATTATCATGCCTTATTTTATTGATATGGTGAACGACTTCTTCCGGCTTCAAAAGTCTTCCTATTTTTCTTTCAGCCACAATTATATGTTCATATACAGCTCCGCTACTTCTAGCTCTATGATGAGTCGTATCTATTATCTCTACATATCCATTATCCATATTAAAACAATATTTTAGCGAATCCGGCTGGAATCGAACCAGCATCTCCAATATTATGGCGATCATCCAATAATCCTCGGATCCATATACCCCTATCCTCCCGAACAAGGGTATCAAACAAAATCTAAACTCTAAATCTAATAACAAAACTCTATGCTAGTTTTTCCCCCAAAAAAATAGCGTGGACCCGGCCGGGCTTGAACCGACAACCTGCTGGTTATGAGCCAGATGATCCAACCAATTGATCTACGGGTCCTAAATACACCACATCGGCCTTCACAAGAGGATGTGGATAGGAATTTCTCGGAGTTTATATAGTAACTTTATGAAACTATTGTCCAACATTCTAGCATATAGCGCCAATCCTCGAACGGGAACGTCTCTACACCAGACCTACCCCATCCCGTCCCCCAACTGTTCTGTAGGACGAAGCCGGCCTTGTCCCAGCCGGTGAGGATAACGGCATGACCTCCCAAGTTCTGTCCTTGGCCTTGCCAGAATCGATTACCATAATTATAGCAATACAGACCTATAACCAGAGGCCCATTCAGCATCAAAGCTACCTTAGCCGATACTGGGTCTATGATCCTAGCGTAACTGTTTATTTTTTCCCCATCTACGCCTACGTTCTTGATAGACTTGATAGCGTCACGAAGAACCATCCCGTCTTGATCCTTATCCTCTCTCAGATCATATATATCGTAGGGAGAGATCTTAGCTGGTCTTTTAATAGCCCTTATACTCTTTCTCCAGTTAAGTATCTCAGCTAAGCTTACCGCAGCGCAAATAGGAGAAGATCCTTGATCCACTACGCTATCAACGTTATTGACCTTATACTCATCAGGGACAGCCTCATGCTGCATATTCATAATAGCGTCCCTGTCATCCGCTGGCGATGGTATGTAACCTAGTCCGTATTCCATTACTTATATTTTTTATGATAATCAATTATCTTGATATTAAACGTATCGGATCTTTGCCTTACCTGTATAGACCCTCTAGCCTTTCCATTGGCGTCGTATAGGGCGGTAAAGCCAAAGTCATCGACCCGGCCGTCGTCCAGCGTAAACCGCCACTCCTTCCATTGGCCCATCACGGTCCCGGAAGACACTATAGAATCCACTACATAAGATATGTCAGTAGTATCATATTCCGTATAATAGGTTCTTGACGTACTGCATCCGACAACCGCTAAGGTAAATAACGTTAACAAGAAAAACAAGATCTTATTCACTTTTCTTAGATTTTTTACGTTTCTTAGATTTCTTCTTATCCTCCGCCTTATTCTCGACATTTACGTCAATACCGGCATCAGCGACCTCAGGAGCGTTATTTTCAGGTATATCAATATGACCTGAGTTAGGATCCATCTTATCCTCATCAACAACAACCTCATCAGGTACATCGCTATCTAAAAGCTCTGCCTCAAGATATTTGATACGATCTGACATGATTTTATTCTGGTCCTCAAGTTCCTTATATCTTCTTCTAGCCTCATCGAGTAATTTAGATGATAGTTTATGTTTCTTCTCGATATCCATATAAGCCCGTTTAAGAGTTTCTTTCTCTTTTACCGACTCATTATATAGCTCTCTTGATTTACTAAGCTCATTCCCCATCTTAACTATATGAGAATCCTTGGAATCTATATCCATATCAAGAGAATCGACAAGCGTATCAAGATACCTTACTTTCTCTTCCAATTCCGTTATCTTCTTGCGGGCATCATCGTAATCCTTTTTTAATCTTCTTGAGTAGCTAATAGCCTCATCAAGATCCTGTTTTAGTGTATTTATATAACTACTCTTTACTATCTTCAATCCGAACATTTTTATCACTGTTATAAGTTTCACGAATATCGGCTTTTATCTTGCCGACTATAATTAACTCAGCTATATGTTTGTCTTTCTCGACTATAGCCATATCCTTACGGACATTAGTGACCCTGATCATGATATTCCAGTTATTAGACGAGACGAACGGTGATCCTACCAAAGTAAGTCCCGTATCTCCGGTAAACGACGGCAGCATCATCAACACCCCTATGGTATTATCCGGGAACGACGCCCATACCCCTGTGTCTATATCAAGGACATCACCCTGTCCTAATGGGAAAGCATTACCCTGCTTGATAGGAATATCCTTACCCAACGAGTTCCATGCTTTCGAGAATCTTACGGAGTTAAGGAAGATCTTCCCCTCTTTCTCCATCACCCCTACCATAGGTTCGCAATTCAATCTAACCTCGTTTTGTTTATCACCCGTCTTCTCCTCAAGCTCATCAAGGTCTCTGGCTGATGTAAACGACTTGCTTTCCAGAAGCTTTTTAATATCCTCAATACTGGCCATTATAATTTGATTATTAAATAAACGATCTTCAGTCCTAACTTAAAATCAGATGTCTTCTCGAACATCTCCCTAAGAGGTAAGATAGTAGCGTCAAGATCTGACGCTACCCATTCTCCGTCCTTATAATACATATTCTTTTCCTCGGAATACGCTACACAAGGTCGATGCCCTAAGTTCTTCATAACCGTATCTACCTTATTTTGGGTAGGCATCGAGACACGGTTCACTTTAGTAGATATATTAAAATTGCTTTCCATTAAATTACTCATTTTCAATTAGTTAATTAGAAAGGTAGGTCACTGTCGTCTCCAAAAGGAGGATATTGTGGCGGCTGCTGACCTCCAAAAAAAGGTGCTTGGGCTGTCTGAGGCGGAGCCTGCTGGTATGATGGAGGAGGCGTCTGCTGCGGAGCCTGCGTAGCGTATGACGGTGGGGGCGTTTGCGTTATAGCCTCACCAGCGTTGTTTTGGCTTGCCGACTGAGTAGGTTTCACACCATCTGTCTTAATACTTTGGATATATTTATTAAGTACCTGATAAGCGAAAGCGTCTTGGGTCGTATAATCAAACTTCTTATTCCCCATTATATCAGTACTCTCAACCCTGTCAGGCCATCCATTCTGCCCGTTCTTATAATATTGCTGGATAAGCTCGTCCTTACCGTCAGGGGTCTCCCTTGCGTATGAGATAAAAAAATTACCGGGAGCATATTGATTCCCTTTCTTAGCATGAGCAGGATTGATCACTACCTTACGTTTCAGGTCGATATTAGGCAAGTACCTTACCAGTGACTTCACGTAATTATTAATACCTCCTTTTTGAGTCACCAAAGGAACGTTTATAAAGTAATTACCATCCTCATCACTTATCTTTATGGATAAGTATTTGGCGTTTATTCCATTGAACTCCACTTCTCTTACGCTAATATCAGACAAATAACCTTCGATACCGTTCCAGAACACCCTCCAATAAGAAACGGCTCCGGTCTTCTCGTTTATATGCTCCTCGAAACCTTCCTTTGGTTCTCTTGATGACTGATATAATAATCCGCTACCACTTACTTTAAAGTAATGGTTATTACCACCTGATGAATTTTCACGAACTCCCATATTATATATATTTAAACGTTAAACAATAATTGATGATGACAAGAAATATTCGTTCTTATTATCCTCCCCATAAATCTTATTGAAATGAGATTTATGATCATGCTCGATAACTATCCTATTCCACGATATGCTTTTTATGATACCCAGATATCTTCCACATAACACGTTGCATACAATATCTTCACCATAATGAGACAAAGGGGTAAGTCTTTCCTTACATGATTTACCTGAAGACGGGCTCTCTGACATAATACCGCATCCTTTATCGGTAAATATCAACTTGCAATGATCGAACTCATTTACCTTAAGATTGTTTTGGAGGGCTTGGACGAGTAGATCCTTATCAAAGACATAGGTACTTGTTTTGACAAAATGCTCGTCCACGAACCTCCAATTTGGATAATTACCCTCAAAATGGGTCTCATACATATCCATATCAGGCGTAGAGAAATAAGTCTTAGTATCGTCCACTTTTATAGACAACATATCCGATGACTTATTGATATGCTTATCAAGCAATATCGCAGATTCGTTCGACACCGGGATAAACATCTTCTCTACCTTATCCTGATTAGGGACAAAATACCTGTAAATAGTATTTCTATCCGTACTTACTATATTAATATTAATATCATCAATATCAATGACCACATTCTCGATGCATGGATAAAAATCATCTACCTCCGTATAATCGCTGGCTTTGTTAAGAACCGAAACATAATCGCTCATCTTAACCTTAATTCCTCCATCAAGTATCTTATGTACCTGCGGGAATGTATTGATATCAAAAGCCGGACAACTATACTCACCAGAAGCGTAGTGGATCGTGATCTGATCTTTTCTATCCGAAAGCAGTATCGTAATCTCACGATTCTTCTGTTTTTTCATGAACTTAATAAAAGAGCTTGCCTCTACCAAGAAAGAGAAGTTAGAGTCAGCCTCGACCTTCAATCGTTCTATAACACATACCTTGGCATTTACGGAAGTGATATAAGCCAGATTATTGACAACATCTATCTTAAGATCCTTATAAAGGGAGTTGGAACCGGCGTTCTTAACCACCGTCTCCAGTTTACCCAACTTCTCATTTAATGATTTCGACAAGCACTTCAATACCATATAACATATTTTATTTGTTTATCATCCATAATTCATGTACAAGCTTTATAAAAATCATACTCCGAAACCGGAAATGATTCCGGAGTATGAATCCCGATTATGGGATAAATCAGGATAAAAATCCTGTTAGTACCCATCGCCAATGTTACCAAAGGTTTCATACAAGCAGCACTGTTTTGCCGAATACGCTACTCCTGTTTAACCACTTGACTTAGAGCCTTGGGCTTGGATAAACACCCTAGGGTAACTATACATTCTAAGGTAACGTAGTGCTCTAAGCACTTAGGCTAATAACCTGACCGTTTCCGGTATATGTAAAATATTTTTCAACATCTTACATATTATCCGAGGTTATAATAAACAACTTTTACATGACATTGCAAATGTAATCATAATTATATTAATACAAATATAATAAATACTTAATAGTATTAAAATAATTTAAACTTACGTCTAATATACTCGGCTATAAGCGTAGCGTCACACATTCCGTCTTGTATCTTAGTAGGTTGTATTCCTTTTCCTGACCATGGTTTCACGAAAGAGACCAAAGGGAAAAGGCGCATGGCGCATCGGATGGAGGTAGCCTTCGTGTCCAGCTTAGCCGCCGTATACACCCGATCGGCTGTCGTATGAAGCTCCTTCTGCCAGGTCTTTGGTTGCACCTCCTCGAACATGAACCTAACATCCGGGTGAGATCCGTATCGCTCCATCATCTCCACCATCATAGCGAATAGAGCGTTCGGTTCCCGGCGTCTCCCGCCAAAGGTGAAGTTGCTGGAGGCCGAGCTGTTGTGGATGCTGTGGACGTCCTCGACGGCGATCGCCAGCGTCCCGCCTCCCTCTTCTTGGATCTTGTCAGCGGCATCGAGGAAGAAACTTGATATAGCCCTAAGATCTATATCTCCCTTAGCCGATATCCTTGGTGTCATAATTACCTTAACCTCCCCGTTCTCCGGGATCATAGACAATCCTCCGGTATCTATACCCGGATCTATTCCTATAACTGCATTCATATCAGGAACAATATTGAATTATTAATTTATCCTCAGTAATATCTTTAACCATATCACGCACATCATCCACAGATATACTGTTATATACGTCATATGAATCCATTATCCCATTAAATCTTGACATTACAAAAGATATGTAGCTCTCGTAGTAATCATCAATATTCATCATATTTAACTTATCAGATAACTTAGTCATCCTTAAGACAAGCTCTATATTGTCATTATTCGCTATATGATGAAAATTATTGACATAATCAATCGCACAATCTTTTGTGATGTTACATTTATCTGGACTTACATCAATTATTAAGCTAGCAATTATTCTATTCGAGTAATTCATGTATCTCTTGTTTACAGAATAGCATAATCCGTTATTTCTAAGATAATGAAACATAGAGAAATTATAATTGCCACACATCATAGATAACACGATAAACAATACACATAATTTCTTGAAATCACAATTATCCAATATAAACGACACATATAACTGTCTTGGGTTCTTCTTGTATTTATAAATACCATATTTAGGATCAGATACAGCAAATTCCTTAAGCTTATTACGATAAAATGAGTTGATATCAATAGTATTTGACAATTCTGTCATATCTAATACATGTTTATCCACGAAATCATCGCATCCATATAAATGAAATACTATCTCTGATTTATTTAATATCGCATCTCGACATAATGTAAGGTCATCTTCCTTTATTTTACCGACAGATCTTTTAGTACCTAATATATTTACAAAACAACGCTTATCTATTCCAGATAATTCTATAAGTCTATTATCATTAATCCATGATTCATCATTATCAATCTCGGTTAGTATAACATTCCTCTCGCTTTCTATAAAATCACTGCTCATGTCTGGATTTACTATAGAATTATGAACGAACTTAATACATTCATCAATATTGGCATCAGGTAATGCAAGTCCCTTGAATATAATTGATCTTTGATCGGTATACCCATTAAAATCAAAGAATAGCTTATCGCCAATGTTATCTTCACGTTTTATCGCTATATGCTCATAAAAATGAGGCAATCCTTTCCTTGACATTAATATAGATACAATATCAGGTATCTCAGCGCATACTGATCCAATAGGAATATTCATCCCGCTATCGTAATAAAAGCATCTACATCCTAGATCTTTTATCAGTCCTGTGTATATTATCATATCTTGAGCGTATATAATGAATGAAAATCCTCCGGTCTAAACACCTGTATTGAGTTATCCGGATACATACCTATATAATAACCGTAAAAAGCCCGTAGAATGCCATTTTCTAGCCTTATATCCAATGCCTTTACCTTATTCCCTTCAACAATAACATCAACCTCATCAGTCTTGTTAGATATCTTATCGAACCATTCAGGTATAGGATCAATACCGTACCTGAATGCGTTTACCGTTGATTTTATCGAGATATATGTTCCCATGATCAGATAAGATTACAATCGTCTCGTTTAACAACCTTAAAATCGCCATTTCTAAGTAATATCGCTACATCAGATCTCGTATACGTAAGAGGTGTATACGACACCAAATGATAAGAAGCCTGCCCTGTCGCTGGCCGAACTGGTCTTAATACGGCTATGGCTATATCGCCGCCAAGTTCCGTACCACCGGTAACACCCTGTAGGCACATGTATATGAATCCCTCATACTCATATCTCTTTCCGATAAACTCACTCATGGGAATACCTACGAACAGATAGTTCTTTACATCCTCTTTCTTAACCTCGACAGCGTTTTCTACACTGGATGGTATTACGTCTACAAATTTTACTCCTATTGCCATGATTACAAATTCAATTTAGTTCTTAACTCTTGACACAATTCTTGATTATCTCTCATGATACTTAACGTATTATCGACTCCGTTCCCTACACGAACATCCCCGTACCAGTACCATGATCCTTTACGGATAAAGATACCAGTTTCCTCGCATAACTTCAAAAGTTCAAGTTCCTTGTCGAACCCAACTCCATAATACAAGGCCGTCTCGGCTATCTGGAACGGTACGGCTGTCTTATTCTTCAGCACCTTTATCCTAACCTCATGACCTACTGAAGATCCGTCCTCGCCTACTATAACCTTCTTTCTCGCCATCTCCATACGGATAGATGCATAGAACTTAAGGGCGTTACCTCCGGTCGTTACCTTAGGATCGCCGTATATAACACCGATCTTCTCCCGATACTGATTGATGAATACCAGAACACAGTCGCTTTTGTTTACGATTCCTGTAAGAACCCTCATGGCTTTGGACATCAAACGAGCCTGCAATCCCATGTTGCTGTCTTCCATATCACCCTCAATCTCCTTCTTAGGGACTAGATTCGCCACAGAATCCACGACAATAAAGCCTACCCTGCCGGACTCCACCAGCTTGGCCGTGATATCGATAGCCAGTTCCCCGTAGCTTGGCTGGGAAATAAGGAACCGGTTAACGTCCAATCCCATCTTCTTAGCGTATTCGATATCAAAAGCGTTCTCCACGTCTATTATAGCTACCAGCTTATCGGGGTGCTTTTTCTGGAACTCGATCATACTTAACGTACACATCATGGTCTTGCCACAAGATTCCATGCCTACCAGCTCATGGATCCGGCCTACCGCCCATCCGCCGCCGAGGGCCTTGTCCACCACCAGCGAACCAGTGCTTTCCCTTGGTATGGATATTATAGGCTTATCATCGCCGAAGTTCATTATCGAGCCTTCCCCAAGCTCTTTATTTAAAGAGGATACTAACTCATCTACGTCTGAAAAAAGTTCTTTCTTAGCCATTATAATCCGTATTGTTCGAAGTCAAATAAATCTTGTTGTTTTTTGATCATATCCTTCCCGATATCAGATATCTTTTCTGGGTTCAAAACACCCTCATTCTCATCTACCTTATCCATAAAGTCAGATATCTTATCGCTTAGCAGTACCATATCTTCCTTAGGAACTGATTTTAGATAAAGACCGTCTATAGACCTACATCTTGAAAGAGCGGTATATATCTGTCCTATCTCGAAGGCTCTGCTGATGTCTACAAATATATTATCTAAAGTCATTCCCTGGGATTTGTGGACAGTTATGGCGTATCCTAACCTCAATGGATATTGTATTATATAGCCGCAAGAAATGCCTTCAAGGGAATCATCTACCTGCTTGTACTTCATCTTCTCCCACTTCTCTTTGGTTATCTCCACCTCAGTATCGTTATCTAGATGAACATATATCGTCTCATCAACAGTATCTATGCTGGTTATGATACCCATCGAGCCATTGACATACCCATTGCCGTTTCTGGTTATTATGACCTTAGCCCCTACCTTTACTATAAGCTCATCCTCGCAAGGCGCTACAGGCTTCTCCCCGAATACAGTGGCATCGAACTTAAATACCTTATTATTGATCTTATCAAGATTAGTCTTATTTATCTCATAAGCTTCTTTGTTAGTTGAGCATATAATTATAGTATTATCCATATTATCCGGATACTTGACCCTGCTATCCAATATCTGTCTTGACTCGTCGGTAATAACCCCACATCTTATATCCTCAAGTACGGAAAGAAGCTGAGGATCTTTTTGACGGAATACGTTCTCGAAGGTAATGACCGAGAATCCTGACGCTCTTAATGCCTTTGATGAGAAAAAGAACCGGCTCTCATAATATTTGTCGATAAAATCATCCGCCGTCACCACAGGCGGTAGTTGTGATAGATCTCCAAACATAATCAACCTAACGCCACCGAAAGGCTCCTTGCTACGCCTGCATTGTCTAAGTATGTCAGCTACCTCATCAAGCAAATCAGGTCTTACCATACTTATCTCGTCAATGACGATAGTATCAAGATTCTTGATCTTCTTCTTCATAAACGGACTTACATCCACCTTATTCGATAACATACCTCTCTCGATAGAAGGAATATAAGGATCGTTCTTTATAGAGAAAAACGAATGGATGGTCTGCCCTCCTGCGTTCAATGCAGCCACGCCAGTAGGAGCTACAATAACACATTTACCCAAGAACTTTACGATACGTCTCATGAACGTACTTTTACCACTACCAGCTCTACCGGTAATAAACAGATTCTCCCTAGTGGTGAAAATCTTCTTCAAGGCACGACCCTGCTCCACGTTTTTATCCACCGTCATAATATGACGAAGGAGGTCGTTTTCATTTTTAAAATCTTCTTTTACCATATCTTTTTATGTTTATGGTACAAAGATACGAATAGTTATAATTAACTATTAAAAATAAATGTGAATAATATATAAATATTAAATTTTATATCTGATACTCAAATCATCCAGCTTTACTCATCTCTGACCCTTTTACCCCTAAAAAGACGTCTTTTATAAAATCTTCGGAGATGATTATATGCATTATCTTTCCTCTGTATGATAGTCTTAGGTGTCCGATAGTTACATTTTTCCTGTCTTTGGTATTAACTATTCCGTTGTTTTTCTTTACCTCATCATATAAATCGGATATAGTCTTACAGCACATACTAAGAACTTCTTTTATCATCCGATATACCGTTCTTTGGGATATTAGCATCATACCTTCTTTTGATAACTTTATATTCAATCTATCCATAAGATATGACACATTGAATTTGACAGTTCTTTTTTTAGTTACCTTATATATCTTATTTATATTTCTGTTTCTAGCTGAGAATATTATTTTTGATAACATCTTGACTCTATTTAATTTACGACTTTTGTTAGCCATCCATCTTCTGGTATTCGAATCAAGATTTTTATCAAGGCAGGTATATACAGATTCTCCTTTCTTTACAAACATATCCTTTATCCTTGGGGTCTTACTAGCCTTATGCTTGTATTTTATGATATCCGATAAAGCTATCATAATCTCTCCTTCAGCCCAAGCCTTTAAGCTTATAAGCTGGTAGTTCATATCCTCATGAGAATCCCTTAACACATGGCGGTAGCAGAAATAAGCGCATCCATCTGATAGGATATCAATAAAATCATTGGTATTGATCTCTATCTGATCTCTATTTCCGCCATGCATCCTATTTCTTAGAAACACATGTTTGAATACGTTTATGATAATAAGATATATCATTGCCATCTTACATTCATCACTGATCTGAATACCTGATCCATGATACTCCTCATGTTTCAATGAATATTTTATAGCTGTCACTTTTTTGCCTTCCTTATTGGTAACAGGTTTAAAATCGACTGGACATATAAGTGACCCGGCTGGAAGTTTTACGCATCCTAGCTCATCTTTTTTGACCTGAATATTACGTGGAGTATATCTTTCGGTAATAATCTTATCGAAATTTGATTTCATTATATGTAAAAGTGCTACCTTTGTCTCCATGAGATTTTTTTTTGCTGCGAATATACAAGTTTCATCAATACGAAACAAGTTATTCGGATGGATGGGTAGCCTGTGAAGGTCACCCATTTGTTGTTTATACGAAATTATCGTAATAAATTAGAGAGGGTAAATCACTGTGTTTGTGGAAGATCATTTTTGACACAACACTTGTTACGCGCGCGTTAATAGGTATATTTATTAAATATAATTAACTCTATAAACATATACTACTTTCTAATATCCCTATCCGTACACAGAACCTCTCCTGACGTCGAGTTCCTGTGTACTCCACTTAAAGTCTCTATTTAATAAAACATTGCTTTTTACCGCCAAGGTATGGTGCCGTCAGGCAGGATACCGCAGGCTAAACCTGGTAGAAGCCGTATCCTATACCGGAAGCCGGTACCCCGGTAGGGGGATCGGGTGGAGCATAAGCCAAAGAAGAAAAAGCGAGGTCTTGTACGATCGCTCACGCTCCGGCCGTCCGTATCTTCTACGGCAGGACCATGCCCCAAGGCCTCCCATTTCCCCTTGGCTTTATATCCCATAGCTTTGGGAAGAAGGAATCCAAAGGGAAAAGGGGTGGTCATGTCCCTTGAGGCAGGATAGGGCTGTCCACCGCCGCTCGGAGGCATGTATGGTCTGTGCTCCACTGGCCTCATTGCCGTGGCTTACGGTGGACTTATCTGGCTTTCCTCCGCCACTTCCACCGCCTTTTCCCATTTGGATGTTCTTAAATACATGTTAATCAGCATATATTATGTTGATTATGGCATAATTTCTTGACAACGATATTTTTTTTAAGTAGTTTTGCTGAAAACTAATTTCATATGCCGGAACAGAGAAAAGCTTTCGTATTCGCATTGCCTTACGATACTAGGTTGGATATGATCCAGCAGTTCTTAAGGATATACAACGGCTATCTGGATTCTAGGGGTAGGAGCTTGATTACTGAAAGGACGATAAACTTACTTTCTTTCTACATCAACTACGGATACTCTGATGATACCAGGGCTAAGTACATGGATTGTCATGGACAGAAGGAATCTTACGTCGCTGTCCTGAACAACGAGCTTAAACGTGGGGGTTTTCTGGTGGACAAGAAGAACGGGAACTTCCGTACCCGTGAGCTGTCTATTGAGATGAGAAGCTTACGTAACTATTTTATTCTTGACGGGGAGGGTGATGATACCCGTGTAATGGGGTTTGTGTTCAAGAGAAACAAATTGGATATTGATGGGTAGGAATCTTATTTCATTCGATAGGGATATCGTGGATGAGGTGGTAAGAAGATCTGATGGGAAGTTTACCAAACAACAGGTAGAGTGGTGCATGAAAGCATCCGTATCTTACATCCATCACCTAGCTAGGTATACTGACAATATATCTATCAGAATCCCGTTTATCGGATACGTTATATGCAATCTCCGAGAGATGCGGGTAAGGCGTGATAAGATACGCCGGATATTTGTCAAGGAAGGTAATCGTTATCCGGATGAAAGGATGCCTATTGAGCTTGATTGTCTTGATAAGAAGATTAATGCGATAGAGGATATGGAGGGGTTGAAGAACGGAGATCCTCTTATACGTGATAACCATGAGGCCATGTATCAATGTCGGTATGGAATGACATGGGAACAATTACAGGATTTTCAACAAAAACAATTTAAGAAATAATATGCAAACAATCGGTAAGGCCCAAGTAATAGCCCAAGCTTGGGAAGACAGTTTATTGGGTAGGATTCCTAAGGATGAGAAGGATTATCCGGAGTGGTACAAGAATCGTCTTGATTTATGCAAGAAATGTCCTAAGAACTCTTCTAATATAGCTTTCTTTAAGTTACCAGCTAAGGTATTGCTGCAAAGATTGATGGGAAGACAGGCATGCTCGTTGTGCGGTTGCTTTATCAAGGAAAAGGCTTGGATGAAGACCGAGGTATGTCCGTTGAAGTTCGTGGAAGGAGAGAAAGCCAAATGGAATGCTATGGAGGTGATAACGGCCGATCATAACGATTTTAATATCGAGTGCCCTAACGATTCCTTTGATATAGGACTTACGGATGACGAGAGCGAGTTTTATCTAAATATTTTTGATCAGAAAATAGGTGATAAGATAGAAATCGTGTTATTTATCACCCATAAAGATGGTTTCCATGTCAAGGAGCATCATCTTGGATGTGGATGTATGGGAGACGTGTCATATAACAAACATCCTGACAATGAGAATAGAACTATATTTAGGATGACGTTAGATACCTCAAAATATACGGAAGGTCATTTTGAGAAACATCTATCTCTTATGGGTTATACGAAGGATGATCCTGAACGTAATTTCAAACATTTCCCGCTACGTATTATAGGGGAAGCTTATAAATAATGCCGTGAGAAATCTCGTAAGAAGCAAGATAGATGACCGTATCCATGCCCTTATTGTCATGGAAGTCGGATGCCGTGAGTTGCCTGAATATTCGTTGGGTGATATACTTTACTCCGCTTTAAGGAGGATAGCTAGGGCTAATGGTGGTAATGTCCGCTTCTTGCGGGATGTTAGTACCAGAGATTTATTGAGGTCTATAGACCAAAGCATCAGTGATGAGATTGAATTAAATAATAATGATTATAACGTGTGATTATAATGGAAGAGGATAAGGATATCAAAAAAGAGATCAGGGATTATCTTAAAGAAGAGGCGGATACCCATATAAGGCATTGGATAGCCATAAAACGTGAGAGCAAGCGTCTGTATAGCGATATTGAGGATAGGACTAAGAAGATAGCCCTTAAATCATCTTCGTTGATAAAAGAGGAGGATTTTGTCGTTCTTCATGAGATGACCCATAAGATACAGATGTTGAATATAGAGGCTGTAAAAGTCAATTCTAGGTTGATGTTCATAATCCAGTTGGCTACCAGCTTCGGTATGGATCTGGATTTAGATACGACATATGCGTCCACCGCCAAGGGCATTATAGAAGACAGGACATCTGGATTTGTGTTTTATGATGACAAGGAACGTCTGAGATATGCCGACAAGGAGCTTGAGGATATGTTCCATGACATGAGCGTGACGGAAGTAAGTAAGATCGGGGTTGTTCAGTCTTATGAGCTTCTTATGAAACAGTATAACGAGTTTAAGGATATGAAAGCCAATGCCACAGGGAAGACGAAAGCCGACGAGTAAGGACGCTGATCGGGTCAATGATAATCTTGAGGTCATAGCTAAGGCTATAAATGACGCTAAGGCTTATATTGATAAGCATCCTTGGGACAAGGAGAAGCCGGAGGATATGGCTAGGGCATTTGACTTCATATCAAAATTAATCGATAAGATAAATACATGGAATGATTCTTATATGGAGAAGAGCGGGATCATGGATGTATATAGGTCTGTAAACAATGTCCAGAAAAAGGAACGTAAGGGTCAGGTTTCTGGTGGAATCGAGTCTGTTTTAAAGGATATTATGAAATGAGTTTAAGCACGAGTCCAGAATTTTATGTAAACATGAAGAATCCTCCAGTGTGGAACGATTTGTTTGGCTGGGAGGATCAAGATGATGATGTTAAGCAGTTCTTTACAGAGGAGGCTTATAAGGTCAAGAACGGGATAACTATCAACGGTACGTTCATCCCGCCATGGCTTTATTGGCATGTTAATTTCTTTCCCGTATTCCAGGATCTTCCAAACGGGGAACGTGTGCCAGCGATCAGTCGTTTGCGTGACAATGAATGGTTTTTCGCCGAGATGTACCAACGTGCCCGTCAGGAGAAGAAAGGGTTAGGGATGTTCGGTACCCGTCGTTTTGGGAAGGCCCTTCTGGACTCGGAGCTGATATATACTCCTTATGGGCCTAAGAAGATAGGGTTCGCTGATATCGGGGATATCATATATGGCGATGATGGTAAGCTTACGACTATAGTAGGCGTATACCCTCAAGGGTTCGTTGATATGTATAAGGTGACGTTTGAGGACGGGCGCAGTATAGTATGTTGCGGTCAACATCAGTGGAAGGTTAAATATCATGGTGATTATAAAGTCATGAGCACTATGGGTATCATCCACTCTGACTTCCAGAAGATGACTATAGACATAGGGGAGGCCGTGGATTTCCCCGAGCGGCGGTGGCTGATGTCGCCCCAGCCCCTTGGGTCTCTGACCGCCTCTTTCCTTTGTGGATCTACCGACAGGATCTTTGAGCTAAGCAAGAAGGAGATGGATGATGTCATTTATTCATCCAAAAAACAGAAAGAGTTATTTATAAGCTCGTTCATGAAGATCGCTTGCGGTATAAGCACCGGCGATGATCGTTTTAAGGTTGTTTACAAAAGTGAGTATATTATATCCTTCGTAAGAAGAATATTCTGGTCTATGGGATATTATTGCGTCATGGATGGTGATGATATGTATATATCCAAGACCCATAACAGACTTAGGATATCCGATATAGATTATTACGGGAAGTATAAGGCTACTTGTATTGAGGTAGATAATAAATCTCATCAGTTTCTTACTACCAATTTTGTCGTATCCCATAATACGACCATCATGTCATCACTTCTCCAGATGAACGCTACCATGACGATCGGGCTTAGCCATTCCGTGGTAGGTTTCAGCGATAGCGATTTATCTAATATAGGTGAGTATTGTGAGTATGGTCTTGATCATGTGCATCCTTTTTTCAGGATTAACAGGACCAAGACCGATTGGAGTTCTGGTGTCACCTTAGGCAAGCGTATGTCCAACGGGGTTCGTGATGTTCATGCCATAATATCCATAGCCAACATCAACATGGGTAGGAAGACATCCACACAGAAGACTGCCGGTCTGACCCCCGCCACGGCTATTTTCGACGAGGTAGGTAAGGGACCTATCAAAAAGCCGTACACTGCCGCCATGCCGTCATACGACACTCCTTACGGCTGGCGTCTCAGTCCGATCTTGGCTGGTACCGGTGGTGAGGTGGAATTATCCAAGGACGCTCAGGAGATGTTCTCTGATCCTGATACATACAATCTTCTGGTCATGGATTGGGATATTTTAAATCGGAGAGCCATGAAAGGGAAAACATGGAAAGAACGGAAATGGGCGATGTTTGTCCCCGGTCAGATGGCTAACTCCGGTGTCAAGAGAACGATAGGGTTAGGTCATTATTTGGATAAGCCTGACGACAAGAAGCTTAATAAGATTAAGATTGATGCCACGGATTTTGAAGCCAGTACCAATAAGCTTAACGAGGAACGGAAGAAGCTATCTACGAAAGATAGGGTAGCTTATACCTCTCATACCATGTTCTATCCTTTTACGATTGATGACTGTTTTTTAAGCTCGTCCCAGAACCTATTCCCGGTAGAGTACGCTATCAAGCATAAGAATGATCTCCTTGAGTCGGGTCAATATAGCGGCATGTTGTGTGATGTTTTCCTTGAATCTGGAAATAAACTTGGCACTACTAAGTCGAATAAGCAACTGGCCGGTTTCCCGTTTAGCGGCGGTGTTATTGACGCTCCTGTCCAGATATTCGAGATGCCTCAATCCAATAGGTTTGATGATTTTATATATGTGAGTGGTAGCGATCCCTACAAACAGGCTAAGTCGGATACGCCCTCATTAGGTGCTTTTTATGTATTCAAGAGACGTGTTGGTATTCGAGATCCTTATGCCTATAGAATAGTTGCCTCTTATGTATCTCGTCCATCATCCATAGATCAGTTTTGCCGTACGTGCGAGGTGCTTCAGAAGGGATATGGTGCTATATGCCTTATGGAGAACGCTGACCAGATGTATGAACAGTACCTTAACCGGAAGAGTGGTATGCCTGCTTCTTTTTTCTTATTCGCTGGTGAGGCAATAGCCAATAAGTATGTGAAGGCCGGCTCCCGGCAGAACAGCAAGCTGGGGCTATACCCGACCCCCGGCAACCAGAACCTGCTCTTCTCCTGCGTGGTGGATTATTGCTGGCAGGATTTCGTTGTCGGTTATGATGATCAGACTGGTCTTGATATAACTGTCAAGGGTATTGAGCTGATCGATGATATAGCCCTATTGGATGAGATAATACAGTATAAGCCCGGATTGAACGTCGATAGGATAATAGCGTTCGGGCATGCGTTGGTTCTCGCTAGGTATTTTGACGATAACAATTACATGCCTAAATCGAAGATCGAGGAGATGAATAATGCCCGCAAGGAAGACGCTTATAAACACCATGAGGTATATGCCTCTGCCTTTGGATCGGTATCTATAGGAGCTTTTAGGTAAATGAATGTCAATTAAACGCCTATCTTTGTTGTAAATAAAATTGAATAATCATGGAAGTGTTTAATAGAGATCATTCGTTTCCAGCAAAAGGAGCGTTATTAGGATTACCTCCTCAGGCTATTTCCACGAAGAAAAAGAACAGGAAATGGAAGGAGGATTGTATGGACGCTCTTGAGACGATAGGATTGAAACAGTATGATCATAACCAGATGTACCGTGACTATTATCTGATGGCGGATGGTAAGTTATCTTTTATGGAGATGGCGGATGTTATCCCTCAGTTAAGGAACGTACAGAAGCTAAGGAGCGATATAAGGATACCTTCTTTCTTGAAGCATTATGATATCATAGGTGGTATCGTAAATGCCTTTGAGGGATGGCTGACAAACCTACAGGATAAGTATACGGTTAATGAGGTAGGGGATATGGCTATAAGTGAGTATGAGGATACGATGTCAAACTTACTTCATCGTCATATACAAGAACAGTGGGATATTATCGTTAATCAGCGTCTTGTGGAGGCCGGTCTTGATCCTACGTACAATGAGTTTAATTCCGAGGAGGAGCGTCAGGCTTATGTTCAGCAAATCCAACAGGCCAAAGTGTCTATGACCCCTGATGATATCCAGAGGTTCATGAGTACAAGATGGAAGACGCAGGCGGCGGTATGGGGGGATCATACGATCGAGGCCGACCGTAGCCGGTTTTATATGGATGAGCTTGACAGGGAGAATTTCCGGGACCGTCTTCTTAGCGGAAAGATGTTCCGGAATCATTTCGTTGGTTTCGATTACTACCGTCCGGAGGTATGGAGTCCGATGGAGGTTTTCCATCCTGATGTAAAATACCCGCAATATGGATCTTATGTAGGTCGTCTTCATTATTACGAGGGTGTCGAGTTGATATCAAGATACGGCCATAAGATGACAGCCAAGGACAAGCGTCGGATTATGGGAGGTGACGATGATTATGAGGGATGGGTATCTAATGACGGTACTAGGTATGACTGGAAGAAAAAGAAGCCGTCTATTACCGGTATGTACGAGAATGAGGTTGTCCCATGGAAGGGATACCATGACTATGAATCTATAGTCGCCGCTGAGGATTACTACGGCGTTCCGATGGGTGAGTACCACACCTTCGGGCCGGACGGGGAGGAGCACACCCAGCCCCGCTTCTTGCCCCGCTTCCATCCCTTTGGCTATTTTAACTCTGACATGTCCAATGGTAAGAGATATGAGATAGATTCCCGCCTTTTTAGGGTCATGGAGGGATATTGGGTATCCATGAAACCGGTATTCTTAATAACTTACATGACGGAGACCGGGATGGTGGATCAGGAGCTTGTTACCGACGAGCTATTGCCTGAGTTTTTGGAGAAGAACGGGATAAAGAAAGTGAAGAGGGTTATGGCCGAAGCCGTTGGTGATCCTGAGGTGAACACCTACATCTTGGAGTATGTTCCTGAGGTTAGGTTTGGCGTTAAGATCACCGGAGGTAATTTAATGGATAAGCCTATATATATTGGTGGGGATCCAATACCTCATCAGATACATGGTGACAGCAGTCTGTATGATTATGTCATTCCGGTTTCTGGATTTATAGGGGCCAGTCTCGCTGATCGCATACAACCGTTCCAGATGATGTATAACCTTGCTATGAATCAGCTATACAATAACGCCGAGAAGGAGATCGGTAAGTTCTTCTTAGGCGACCTTGGATTCTTGCCTACTGAATATAAGGATATGATGGACAAGAAGGGTGCTTTAGCTACTTTCATGCAGATCGTTAAGTCTGTATCGTTTATGGGTGTAGGTGGTAATGATACGAATAATCCTTACCAGAATCAGCAGATGAGTAGCATATATAACCAGTTTGGTGTATATGATCTTACTAATACGGATCAGATAAGATCCCGTATGGAAATGGCTTCTTACGCCTATATGATGGCTTATAGGATGATAGGTATATCCGAGCAGGCAATGGGTCAGTCAACCAGATACGAGAGTTCTACGGGCGTAAAACAGGGGGTTAACGCTACCATGTTACAGACCCAGACTTACTTTAATGATTTCGATGACTTCAAGAAACGGACATTGGATATTCATCTAGCCGTGGCTCAAGTATGCCAGAAGGAAGGATACGATTGGACCGTGATGTACAGGAACAGTGATCTTTCCTTGGCTTACATCAGTCTTACGGATAATAGCTTGTCGTTACGTCATCTTAATGTTATGGCTGTCTCTAATTCCAAGAAACGTCTGGAATTGGAGAATTTGAAACAATATATATTACAGACAAATACGTTAGGTAATGACTTACTTGATATCACTAGGATGATGAGCGCCAACTCAACGGCTGAGATGAATCAGATCGGAAGGGACGCTAGATCTTACGCCGATCGTGTAAGGCAGGAAGAATACCAGAATCAACAGCGACTTGTCCAGCAACAAGCAGAGGCCGAGCAACAGGCACGTAATGACGAGCATGAGAAGGATAAGGAGCTGGCTTATATCAAGGGTAACTTCGACTTAAGGGGTAAGAGCATAATGGCCGCCGGTCAAGCGGCTAGGACCGAGAACAACTCTGAAGGCATGGATTATGTCGAGGCTATGGCTGATAGGGCTTTAAGGGAAAGAGATCTTGATATCAAGGAAGAGGATATGAGAACCAGACAGGCTAACGCCGAGGCTGAGCGAAGATCTCGTGAGGAGATAGAGAAAAAGAAGTTGGAATTAAAAGAAAAGGAGATAGACGCTAGAAACAAACGTTCTGATACAGATAGGTTTACGTCGATAATAAACAAGAATTGATTACAAGTTTTGTAAATATTTTTTACAAAATCTGTAATCATTTTGGCGTAAAATTCTGTCATATACTATAATGGGTTTGATTTAATTGGTAATTGGATTAATGATAATTTTGTAAAAAGCAAAAAAGGAAATTGTATGAATGACATGGGTGATTTCGCTAAGGGTTTTAAGACCATGAGTGTCGAGGAACTTTTTTACCGTGGTGACGGTGATGGCGATAAGAATAATATCGAGGGTAAATATGATAAGGATGGTAATCCTATAGGTGATACCAATAAAGAGCCTGCCGACGGCGGAGCGGCTGACGGTGGCGGGGATAAGGGCGGCGATGCGGCCACCGCAGACCCTGATTCCATTGGCGAAGGCGGTACTGATAATAATGTAGTATCAGGATTTAACGGAAAATCCTTTTTGGAGAAGATGGCCGCTAGAGGTATTATCGATAGTATTGACAACCTTGATATTATGGTAGATGATAAACCGGTCGATCTTTCTACTATCACGAAAGAGGATGATTTACTCGATATAGTGGAGGGATTGATCAAGGACAAGGCTGATGAGTTGTTGAAAGACAAGGTTGATACCGGCTCGATGTCTGATTTCATGAAGAAGATGATAGAGGTGGATAAGGCCGGTGGTAACGTTGGCCAACTATTAAGCCAATATCAGAGTATTCAGGCTCCGTTGGATAACCTTGATATGAGTAATAAAAATGATCAGCTTGCGGTTATCCAGCATTATTATAAGATGCTGGGTATGCCGGAAGACGAGATAAAGGATAATATGGAGATGATGATCGGCAAGGGCGATGAGTTTATCGAGTCCAAGGCCAATAAGTTCCATGATATCCTGAAAAAGGAGATGGATAACCTTATCGAGGAGGAGAAGAAAAAATCCGAGAAAAGGAAACAGGAGTTGATTGAGCAGATGAAAGTCTATAAGAAAGGTCTAAAGACATCTATAAGCTCAGGATTTCAGTTGACTGACACGATGATAGGTAAGGCTGTCGATTTCGTTACCAAGCCGATAGACAATCAAGGTCATACGGCTATAGATAAAGCTTATTCGGAGGCTATCAAGAATCCGGACATGGCCGCTGATTTGGCCTTGTTCTTGATGAATAAGGACGAGTTCCTTAAACAGAAAACCAACAAGGCTAAGATGGAGGTTAATAAGAAGACCATCACTCTTCTTTCTGGCAATAAGGGAGGAAAGCAGAATAAGACTAATATCGATAACGATACTATAGAAGCTAACTTCCTTGATCTGAGTGGATCAAAGAGTGTATAACGTTTAAATATATTGAAAATGAATCCGTTTCTTACAAAAAGTTTCCCGGCTACCGTGAATGGCGATAACGTTATTGCCTTTACCGATGCCAAGAACTATAAGACTTCGCTCGTAGAGCATAACTTAGGCTCATTGGCGAGCTGGTATTATGAGGATCCTGATAAGAATCATCTGGGTCTTTTGAATCTGTTCTCTAATATCGCTAATTACCCTGTACCGATGTATATGGGTATGATCAATAACGGCGCTACGATCTCCGTTAACGGTATTGGAGCCTCTTTCCGTTATGATTTACCTGTTACAAAAACATTCGCTGTCGTTACGGCAGAGGATACATCAGGTCACCACCTGAAACCTGGTATTGATGGTAGCTTGTTTGATATCGTTTTGAACACATCTGAGTTTACGGCTTATGATGTTATTACCTACGATGCTGCTAACGGTTGTAATATCCTTATCTCAGGTGAGATCCCGTCTAAGACAGAAGGTGACTTGACACGTTATTGGTGTCGTGTTATTGGTGGTAAGGCTAAATACTTCCCCAAAGAGAAATTACGTCCGGGTATCCGCTACTGGAAGATCGGTCATGCTCTTGGTGAGTACAGCACTCAGTTCTCTAAAGTATCTGGAGCTGACAAGGCCGGTTCTATGACTTGTGAGTTCCGTTTAGGGAACCACCGTGGTGTTGAGGGCGAGACAACTATGTACGCTGGTATGAAGTCCATGCAGGCCGCTCAGAATAGCACTTCAGAGTTCGTGGAGACCGCTCTTCGTCGTATGAATGCTATGAGAAGTGAGTATGAGGGTAATATTCCTGATCTGGCTATTATCGGTAAGACTGTTAATGGTAGACTTGATTTGCGTACGGCTAAGGTAGCGTCCACGCTGGAGGTATTCTGTATGGCTGAGTTGGTTAAGCTGGAAGCTAGACAGTTGATGTGGCAAGAAGGTGGTATTATCATGGATCAAAATGGTCCTATCCATTTGAATGAGGGTATCTACCGTCAGCTTCGCCGTGGTTACACTATCTACTATAGCCGTCCGATGGGTATTACTAAGGATACTCTTATGGCTGCCGCAGCTTATATTTTCCGTGGACGTCAGGATCTTCCTATTACGGAACGTAAGATTAAGTTCAAGGTAGGAGCTATGGCTATGATCAATTTAGAGAAGTTGATCAGGGAATCGTTCTTCACTACCTTGCAGAACTTAAGCTGGGGTATGGGAAGCGATAGGATGTTGCCTTCTAACCCTATCTCTGGTACTAATGACGCCATGATCTTAGGTCCGGTTCAGGTTAAGGGAGCTTTCATCCCGGGCATCGGTAATGTTGAGTTCGAGCACGATCCTTCTTTGGATTACGCTGACATGACAGATCGTAGCGAGTTAGTGAATGGCATGTATCCTAGATCCTCTTATTCTTGTATTATTGAGAATATCACTGACGCTGGATCAACTAACGCATATTCCGCTATTCCTAATACGGCTAACGCTAAGTTAGGTAATATGAATAACAACGTATTTTATATCAAGCCAGAAGGCGTAAGCATGTGGTGGGGTTATGAGTACGGTCGTTGGGCGCACAAAGCTAACGGTAATGAGATCGTATCATCCTTGCCGGGCATGAAAGAGCAATTCTGGTGCCACTCAGCTTCAGCGGCTTGGGTTATGGATAACAGCAAGTTCTTGATTATCGAGCTTCAACCGAACTACTTCGGCTAAGTTTTTTTTCATATGTAATTTGGTTTTTAGAGGGGAGGATATTCCTCTCCTCTTTTTTTTAAAGTAACGCAAAAAGGAAATAATCTAAAATAATATTAATTCCATATAATTTCATTATATGGTTTTAATATATCCATAAGGATCGGATTATTAGCCTAAGTCTTGAGACAGAGTCTACGTTATTTGAGAATACATAGTTACCAAGGAATGTTTGCCCAAGTTCCTTGCTCTAAGGTAAGTGATTAAACAGGAGTAGTGTATTTGCGAAACAGTATTGCTTATATATAAAACCTCAAAATAACATTGGCGATGGGTACTAACAGGGTTTTTACCCTGACTTATGTTGAATAAACATTGAATTAGTTTGTAAAATGGTGTATATACAGGACATAGATGGTAAACCGATGATGCCTACGACAAGGCATGGGAAGGTTAGGAGACTGCTAAAAGACAGCAAAGCGGTCGTTGTGAACACATGTCCTTTTACCATCAAATTGATGTACAAGACATCAGGTTACAAACAAGAGATTGTGTTAGGTGTCGATGCCGGAACCAAACATGTTGGTCTATCAGCAACGACGAAAAGCAAAGAACTTTACAGCAGTGAAGTTATTCTTAGAAGTGATATTGTAGAACTTTTGTCTACAAGAAGAGAGTCAAGAAGAACGAGACGAAATAGGTTGAGATACAGGAAACCTCGTTTTAACAACAGGATAAAAAGCAAACGTACAGGATGGGTAGCACCTTCGGTGAGACATAGGATTGATGCTCATATCCGTGTTATCGACAACATCTGTTCTATCCTGCCGGTATCCCGTGTCATCGTCGAGGTTGCCCAGTTTGATACCCAGAAAATAAAGAATCCCGATATCTCCGGTGATGAATATCAGGAAGGAGATCAACTTGGTTTTTGGAATGTCAGGGAATATATCTTGGCAAGGGATGGGCATAAATGTCAACATTGTAAAGGAAAGTCAAAAGACCCGATTTTGAATGTTCATCACATCGAATCTCGAAAAACAGGAGGTGATTCTCCTTCAAATCTTATTACTTTATGTGAGACTTGTCATAAGGAGTATCATAAAGGTAACATCGATTTGAAGGTAAAACGAGGCAAGTCGCTTCGCGACGCAGCCGTGATGGGGATCATGAAATGGAAATTGTACGATGAGTTGAAATCCAGATGCGACAACGTTTCGATGACGTTCGGATACATTACGAAATACAATCGGATTAAATACGGGATTGAAAAATCCCATACATCCGATGCGTTTGTTATTTCTAGGAACTTCAATGCGAAACGAATTGAACGTCAATATTTAAAACGTTTAATTCGTAGACATAACAGGCAAATACATAAAATGAAAATTTTAAAAGGAGGGAAGAAGAAAAACAATCAAGCTCCTTTTGAGATTTTTAGGTTTAGATTGTTTGATAAAGTATTGTATAACAATGAAATACTCTTTGTTTATGGAAGAAGAAAATCAGGAAATTTCAATATCAGGGATTTCAATGGAGAAAATCCAAAGGATGTTTCACACAAAAAGCTTAAACTCATTAGAGGAAAGAGACATCTGATTATATTAAAGTAAATGAACATATTTAACGAATTTAACGCAAAAAAGGAAATGAAAGAGATTTTAAAATCAAAGAAAGTATTGGTCGAGGTAAACGGCTTCAATATCATGTCAGATACCTTGTATGAGGTAGTAGGTAAACACGACGGAAGCGCTCCGCAGGCCTTTCAAGACGCTAATATAGCTAAAGCTCCGTTCCCGGAGAACGCCACTCACGTATGTTGCCCTTGGGATGATTTCTCCAAGGCCTATAACACCGGTTTTTATCCAAGATCAAGATGCTATAATGGTCTTGACAAGAATGAGATCGATAAGCTCGTCAAACAGCGGGTAGATAATATCATGAAGCCTTTCGAGGAAATGTCGCAGATGGATCTATCTCAAACCAATTTAGAATTTTGGGATGACGCTAAAGATAAGATCTTCATGGGTAAGGTTTATAATACGGCTAATACCGTAGATCTATTTTATTTATATCTGGCTGTATTTTCCGGCATGTTGACTCCTCAGGAAATGGATGGCGATCCTGTCTTCATGAACTCCATGTTCTGTTTCGTGGAGAAAGACAATATGAAGGATTTCGTTCAGCAGCGTGAGATCAATAAGATGAACATCAGCTATAAGTTTATCAGCGCCCTTAAGAAAGGCGGCGACGATCGTCAGGCTGTCATCGATCTTCTTCTTTACATCGGTATCGTAACTCGCCCGGATTTCACGGAGGATGAGTATTATACAGGATCTCTATCAAACTGGATGAATGAGAAGAAGACCAATGTCGATTATCTGCTTGATATCTGGGATCGGTCATTGGAAGGTGATTTCAAGGAAGTTCTTGAGTTTTACCGTATCGTAAACGTCCTTCAACGAAATGGTCGTATCAATATGACTCCATCCGGATTACAATATAATGGCCAGATCATAGGACCTGACGTTCGGACATCCGCTGAGTTCTTGGCTACCAAGAAAGACTTTATTAACATAAAGGCTAATGTATTGGATGAGTATGAGGAGATCATGTCTATGTCTAATATCGATGATAAGTCCAAGACCAAGAAGGTTAAGGATATTAAGAAGAAGGATGACGTAGAGGAAGGTGATAAGATTAAGGAGGAATAACGATGACAATCCAAGAAGCGTATCTAAGGTCTTTGCAGAAGAACGAGCAGAATCTTGCCAATGGCGGGATTAAGCTTGATCCGGGAAGGTTCGTGTTGTTGTTTAACGAGGCCCAAGACCGGTTAGTTAAGTACTATCTAAATAGGAAGGATGACGAGACTATACGCTCCATCCAAAACCTTCTTGTTTATTGGATGTCGTTGGATAATGCGGTTAGGATGGATGACCCTGAGTCTACGTCCTTTAACTTACCTGACGACTATCTATGGTTCTCTAACATAAAAGGAGTTTTCTCATACAAAGGGTGTGAGGCCACTGATTTCGTTATGTGGGAGGCTAAGAACGAGAATGTCCATGAGCTTCTTGGGGATGATAATAATAAACCTTCTTTTGACTATCGGGAAACGTTCTACACCATAGGTGACGGGAAGGTCGTGGTCTACGAGTCAGGCTTCCGTACCGAGGAGGTTAAGATGACGTACTACCGCCGTCCTGTCAGGGTAGACCTATCGGGGTATATCAACGCCGCCGGTATCCAATCCACGGACATCGACCCGGAGCTGCCCGATTATCTTGTGGAGGAGATTCTGGATATGGTAGCTAAACAATTCAACCTTAATGAGAATGAATTGTATAGATATAGAATGGATAAGGATAATGTGGCTTCCTTTAAATAAACAACGTTAGTTTTGATTGATAAGCCTGCCCAGAAATGGGTAGGCTTATTTTTTATCATCTTATGCATATTTTCTGGAATCGGAGATTTCTCCGACTCCAGAAATCGTAAGTATGATTTTTGTGTTTTACAAAATATTTAATATAATGATTTTATATTGGAATATTTTTTATCTATATATTTTTATGGTAAAACTTTTATTTATATGTTTGCATCGTATTAAATAATTAAATATATATAATATGAAAACTAATGTTGTTATGATCTCCAAGGATAGGGATCTTTTTGGTGTTACTATCAAGCAAGACACTAAAACGTCTTTCATGTCGTTGACTGATTTACAGGAAGCCTATACCAGGAAAAGGATTCAGGAAGGATGGAATGATAAGAGGATAGAGAATATCCTTTCTAACAAGGAAAGTGCTGAGCGAATATACTATATTCTTGAAAAACAAGGATATATGATAGAAACAGGATTTCCTGTTTTTATGGAAATGGTTGAAAAAGAGTCTCTTATAAAAGTAATGAAAAAGTTTGGCGCTTATAAGACTGTTGGTAGGGGCGAGAACAGGAGAACTATGTGTAATCCTTATATATGGGTTCTTGTAGCTATGGAATTGAATCCTATGTTGTATGCCGAGGTTGTTACGTGGTTAACCGATAAATTTATTCTTAATCGAATAGAGGCTGGTGATAGGTATAATGCTTTGTCTAGGGCGGCTTCTAGATTTAAGGATGTAGATTATGTTAAGATCGCCAAGGGTCTTAATTATATTGTTTTTAATATCCATGAAAGTATGATCAGGAATAAGGCCACGGAAGCTGAGCTGAAGGAATTGGAGCAAACACAAGGCAATCTTATATGGGCTATAGATATGGGTTATATAAAAAGTTTCGATGAACTTATTGATATGATGAGGAAGATGTATAAGAAAAAGTGGTTTAAATAATGTTTTTACAAAAAATGTAATTTATTTATATGCCTATACACTCGTGATCTTGTTTTATTGTCGTGAACTCGTTTATTATTATGTTTGCGTTAGGTAAATGATTTTTTAAACTAAATATTGATAATATGTTGCACAGACCGCAAGACCGGGTACTTTTCGTATCCCCACACGCTAAGATGGTGGATGTTGATTCCATCTTCTTGAAGGAAGGACAGATCGGTATTTACGATACTAAAGATACTTCCGAGAACGGTTGTAAGGCCGTGATTGATTTTACCGGTAAGCCTCGTAATGATAAGCGTTATGAGATTCGTATCGGTCGTAATGAACAAGCGGCTTCCCGCTCTATATATGATAAGGATTTTTCCACGCCATTGTTCTCGTTGAATGAGATCACCGAGATTTACGCTTCTTGGCCGAAGAAGGATCACGCTTATGTCGATGACGTTATCTTGGGATACAATGGTGTCTCTGACGACACGGCTTTCTCCGTTTCCAAGGGCGACCGTATCGTTATCCGCTTGATTCTCGCCGGCAGGGCTTTCGAGCTTCTTGGCTACGAGGAAGGTCGTGTTGAGATCAATGACGCTATCCTTTTGGATGATTGTGATAATACTCCAAATCAATGCGAGGAGTGCGATCCTTGCGAGGAGGTTGATTTGTTGCCAGCCGTCCTGAAATGTATCGAGAGGATGAAGAACCAGCCTATCGCTGGTGGTGGTAAGGTATCTGATTATATTGATATCACTCCGGTTACAAGATGTACTAACGAGGCCACGGAGCCTGAGACGGAGGACGTGAACTTCTATTGTATGGAGGTTTGCGATACTGGTGATGACCTGGCCTTGGCTGAGGTTCGTGCCCAGTACCCGGGATTGAAGATCGTTCGTGAGAGCATCAACGGCAGCATGTCACGTTATAAGGTGATGAAGAAAGGGGCTAAGCCTAATGACTATACTCAACGTCTTATCTCTATCATGAAAGGATGTACAGATTGTCCTCCTAATTATACAGAAGTTAAGGGTGGTTATCTTTATTCTATTTCTTTGGAGGATGACGGTGTTGATATGTCTACTACGGTAGAGTCTTTACCTAATGTGGTAGCTGATACGGTTAATAAGATGAGCCAGATCAAGGGATCTGGTTTGTATATCGCCGCTACTTCCAAGAAATTGACGGATGATGAGATTTCTACTTTCGTGGAGGCTAATCCTACAGCTATCATCTACTATGTGGCTAAAACATCCGATATGTGCGAGAATCCTACGGTTCGTACCGCTTCATGGTCAGCCTGTGGATCTTGCAAGGTATCCAAGGAGAAGTATTATATCACGATCCCTGATGATGAGTGCGGAAACAGTGCGTTGGAGGAAATCAAACAGGCTTTCCCGGAACTGGAGATCACGGATTACGGTACTCCTGCTGCTTGCCAGCATAGCTTCCAGACAGAGGTATATACCAATATGTTGTGCGATGAGTGTGACAAGGTATTTGAAGGATTCTTCACCAGCGAGGCTCCAGCGTCCTACCGCAACCAGATGTGGAAGAAATTGGAATCAGCACAAGAGCTTGGTAGTAATTGTAAATGCGGTATCCGTTTCCGTGGCAAGGAAATGTTATTATCTCCGTCAGAGTGCTTGATGGATAAAATGACCTATGTAGAGGATAGCGTTGAGATCGTTGGCGCTAGCGGTGGTTATCCTGATTCTCTTGATGAGGGATCCCCCATTTGGTGGGATCAGCTTCACTTCGAGAGATTGTCCAGCAAAGCCCCGCGTACTCATGTTGGCGGCAATATGATGGATGATGAGTTGAAGGGTTACGCTCATTTCAACGGCTTCCCGAAACATCAGGATTTCATGGGACGGACATTCATGAACGAATACAGCCGTGTTGAACAAACAGCCCAATACGTGGACTTCCAGATCACGATTAATCCTCATAGATACGCTCAAGGATTCGGAAAGGTTATCGCCGATGATCCGGTTAACTTGATCTTACGTGTACGCTATGGCGCTCATGAGGGTGTTCAGGAGATGATCAATATGATCGGAGCTGCCGCTGGTCTTGGACCGGCTATCGTGACCGAACCCAAATAAGAACGACCTTTTTTGCGTTCATATATTTCCTAAAGGGGAGAGATTCATTTCTCTTCCCTTTTTTTGTTATCTTTGAGGCAGTAGAATTAAAATATGATATTATGTCTGCGATAAATGAGTATTTAAAGAGACTTGCTTCCATCTTCGGTAGCATGGGTTTCTCCGTTCCGCCAGATGACTTCTCGGGTGTTGTCATAGACGGAAAGACGTATCCGGTCATGATGAGGAATGACGGGTGTTACGTGTACTTCGATGATAAAGGAGTAAAGAGACTTGTAAGCGAGATCCCTAAAAAGGACTATCAGTTCATTAACATCAAGGACGCCCGTGTGTCGATCGTCAACCAATGCTATCGCACGCCGGGTGGTCAGGTAGAAGCTCGTATCCATACCTATATGAATAATAAGGGGGAGATACTGGCCGAGAAGATATTTATCATCAACTCATCGGATATCGATACTCCCATTGGCACGGAATTGGATAAGATCCCTGCCGAGTGGGTGGCTATAGATTGTAGTATAGCGGAGATGACCGATCGGGAGTTGATATTCGTAAGTAAATGTTATGCCACGGAAGGAGGCAAGGTCCAGATAGAGGGCGTAGAGTCGGTTGATCCCCGCCTGAACCCGGAGGTGTCTCATTATGAGGTGGTGAATACTACTGACGATAGTAACCCTATTGGAACGAAGTATAATGCCATACCTGATACGTGGAGGCGTATAGTATGTGATTTTCCGGACATGACCCAAAGGGAGATAATACCGGTGCTTAAATGCTTTGATACCGGGACCGGAAGGGTACAGATAGAGGGGTATAAGATATTTGATTACGAGATGGGTACCAGAAAGGAATGGTATCGCGTCAAGCAAAGTACCGATCCTGAGAATCCGGTAGGTGAGTTTATCACCAGCATAAGCGATGACTGGGTTGAGGTCGTTTGTGACTTCACGGATATGGAGGACCGGGATATTGAGGTAACTATAGAATGTTATAAGACACCGGCCGGTAAGGTGAAGCTGGAGGTTCTTACGTCATGGGACGGGAATATAGGAGTTAGGGATAAGAGTTATAAAGTCCTGGAGACTACCGATCCGTCACAACCTGAGGGCGCCAGCTTCTCATCCTTGCCAGACACTTGGATAAGGGTAGTCTGTGATTTTGACGATATGGAGGAGAGAGATATCAAATCCTATATAGAGTGTTATGACAGCGGTAGCGGCAACGTTAAACTTCGAAGGATGGTGTCGTATGACTCCAAGATAAAGGCCAGATACACACGTTTCGAGGTAGTGGACTCCGATAACGCAGACTTTGTCCCAGGAGCCGCCCTAGCTACCCTCCCCGACGGATTCTCTTTGGTTCCTTGTGATTTCGTTGACTTTGAGGATAGAATGCTTCAGTCAAGGAAAGAATGCTATAATACAGATAAAGGTCGTGTACAGGTATTAAGAATAACGTCTTATGATGGAGATATAGATATAAGGGGCGCTGTTTATGTCGTTACACGATCTGAGAACCCCGATATTATCGTGGATAGGATATATAATGCCATACCTGGAGGATGGGATCGCATGGTGTGCGAGATGGAGGATATGGAGGATCGTGATATCGAGTCTTTCGTGGAATGTTATGATAGCGGTGAGGGTAATGTCAAGGTAAGGAGAGTCGTGTCTTATGATGCCAAGGCAAACGAGCGCCACGTCCGCTACGAGGTACTGGATTCGGATAACGGCGGCTTCACCCCGGGACAGCGGATATCCACCCTGCCTACCGGATGGTCTTTGGTGTCTTGTGATTTCACGGATATGGAAGACAGAATGCCTATTGATATCGAGGAATGTTATAGGACATCAAACGGGAGCATACGTATGAGACATGTGGTGTCTTATGATGGTGATCTTGGGAAAAGAAACCAGTTCTGGGAGATTGTGGACTCGTCTGATAACGGATATGGTCTAGGGGATAGGATGAATAGCATCCCATCGGTTTTTATCCGTGAAAGGTGTGCTATGGAAAGGTTGGATGATCGTATTACCAGAAGTGCGATAGAATGTTACTCGACTCCAGGAGGATCGGTAAGAATTAAATCCACTTACGTTATCAACCCTTTAAATCATGTTAGGTCGTATAATCATCATGTATTGAGTTCTACGGATAATGATATCAAGATTGGTGCTCAATATATCTCTTTGCCATCTAATTTTACTCGTATCGAATGCGAGGAGCCGGATTACATGGATCGGCTTATAGATACTACCGAGACCTGTTATGATACCGGCAATGGTACGGTAAAGATCCGGAGGCAAGAGTCTCTTAACGGTAATCTTGATCTCAAGACATTTGATTATAAGATCGTAGAGTCTACTGATCCAGCATATAGATTAAATACTACACCTACGCAACCTGTTATAGACGGATGGACCGTTATTAGCTGTGATCTCAATATCATGGATGTAGATGATTGTTATGAGATCGGGGGGCATAAGATCCATCTAAAGGGCTTTAGGACGGTCAATCCTGCATTGCAGGATATCAAGTCCAAGCTTTATGTGGTATATTCAGATCATCCGGATTACGGTGTTGGAGATGAGTTGTCTTCTATTCCTGATGGGGCTAAGGTCACGATATGCGATTACGCTGATAAAAGCCAAAGACATATGGTTCCGGTGCGAGAGTGCTATGAGGTAGCCGATGGCCGGTTCTATGTGGAGGGAAGTCGGTTGGTGGATAACGATATGGTCGTTGAGCGGACGTCGTTAACGGTGATGGAGTCATCCTCTCCTACCTACCCGGTAGGTACGACACTGACCTCCATTCCTGTTGGCGCTACTATAGTGGCTTGTTTATGTCAAACCTGTTAATCTGAATGGCTATGGTTAAAGTATGTAATGATTATTTTATGATTGACGCCTTAGCTGGAGGTCAGGTCATAAGAAAAAGGAAATATCGCCGTGAGAATACGATGATAGGATATAAGTGGTATGATTATAACGGGGTCGAGGTTTCCGACCCCACAGAAATATCTCGTCTTGATGGTCTGGCCACTAAACATCAACGTGTGGATGAGGCTTATGATGACCATGCTGTTTTCATGTCGTCAACCAACTACGTTAACAGCGTTTTCGGTATACCTATGGATAAGCATATGGTTGTCGTTGAATGGAGACCGGAAAGCGAACAGGGGCTTGTTACGATGGCTCATGAGCAAGGTCTGGAAGGCGATAGCTATTATATCGTTGTCATCAATACAGGTGATAAGCAGGCTACTATCTACACCCCCGTAGATCCCGAGGATCCAAAGGACGGTACCTCTAGAGCGGTTGATGGTGATAATATCTCCGTTGGCGGATCATATGTCTCTATATCCCCCAAGCAAGTAGAGAGGATAAGGGCTACCTTTCGTGATGGCAAATGGTATTATGAGTTAGTTACAAAGACATATCCCAGTAATACCGGAGGAATTAAGATCGGGGATGTCGATTATGTTACTTTCAGGTATTTATGGGATGAGAGTTCGGGAAGGGATTTGGATACCATGACAGAGGCTCTCAACTCGAATGTCCCGACTATCGATAATCTTGGTGTTGGTTATAATGGTCCCGGTAACGGTGATGAGTCCGTAAGGAGCGTGCTTAAATGGGGTGGTGATAACACCGGGTCTGGTAAGGAGTGTGTTTGGATGTCGGTAAAGGATCTAAGGGCACAGCATTATTCCATATTGCCGGATGAGACGCAATTCATGGCTTATGCTACATGGTTCGCTTCTATAGGTACAGGTAAGTGTTCTTTTGAACTTGTGGGTTACAAGGGCGGTACTATGAGCCAAGACGGATATAATTTCATCAATACCGGTGGATCTGTAGTATATCAAAATACGTATGATTTTGTTTGTCATACCGGCAAAGGTTCATCTACGTATAAGACATCCTACGAGAAGGTGGCTCGTGTTACCTATAATAAGCTCACTAACGAGGTTTATATGTCCATCGGTGACGCTATAGATCAGGAGGATAATTATGATAAGCTGGAGCGGGAGATCAATAATATAAAGGAAAGACTTAGCGATGTCGAGAGCGAGTTGGCTGTCGTAAGACGTATAGCCGAGGGCAAGAACACGGCGTATATCTTTGATACGGTCGATGCCATGAATGAGTGGCTGGCGGTTCAGGAGAACACGGCTAAGCTCCGTATTGGCGATAGCTTTTGGATTCGCGAGTCGGATGTCCCTGATTATTGGTGGGATGGGAATCAAGCTCTAGAGCAGGAAGGTCCGAAGGTTGATTTATCTCCTTATTATACGAAAGACGAGATTAATAATATTGTCAATGATATCAATCAGAAGATAGAGGATAAGAGTACGTCTATTATCTTCGATACTTATATCCAGATGAAGTCTTTCGTGGATGATCCTACCAATGCCGACAAGCTTAAGGAAGGTACCATCCTGTTGATACGAGAGAAAAACGTGCCTGATTATTATTACGATGGAGCTGGTATAGTTAAGATGGAGGCTGACGTACAGCAATGTCTTTACGTTACTTTAGCCAATAAGCCTACGGAAAGCACCGTAAGTTATACCCAAGATCGGGAGGTGACTAATTTCGCTCCTGGGGCTATAGCTAGATGGGTTGACGCTGATGGTAATAACGTTTTTTATAAGCTTGTAGAGATAGTAGGTGGTAAGGCTAAGTGGATTACCCTTATCGATACTAAATACGGTAATGTGACGCTACAGAGCACTTACGACAAGAACTATGAGATCGTGAATATCGTATCTGGATCACGTTTACAAGCTATAAATAGCGATAAGGATGAGATCAAGTTCGTTAATAGCGCTACCGGTAATGTTACTGTCGTGTTTAACGCTACGGTATCAGGAGGAGCCAAGAAACTTACGAGCCTGTTGGCCGTGAACGAGGTGGTTCTTACCCCCGGGGCGGCGGCGTCCTTTACCCGTACCGGCGAGACCTTCACCCTCTCCGATCTTTTTGGTGTTACGATCTTCCCGGATCTGGCTGATTCCAATCGTGAGGGAGAATGGGTGATGAGCGTAGGCGTAACCGGAAAACCGATCCTTATGGAGGTAAAGGAGATGAGGAAATGGGATGAGAGTATTGTCCGGGAACTTACTATTGATGAGCTTAACGAGAAGTTCCCTAACGTGGATATTGGATTCGCTGTCGTATGCAAGACCATCAACAAGGTATATGAGATGGTTAACGGGTATAAGGAATGGGTGTCTTATGATATAACCTCAATAAATTAATGGTATGGCTTTTTTAGCAGGATACGACACGGTAGCGTCCTATGTCACGTTTATAGTAAATGAGGACAGGTTCCCTTGTTATGATGGTAAGGGCGCTGATTATATACCCGATCCGATAATATCAACGGATGCTTTTAATCGCAGTCTTAGGTTCTCGACAAGAAAGCCAGGATTCGTGGACGTTGATTGGGGGGACGGGACAAAGGATCAATATCCTTTAGTTAAGATATCTGATGGTAGTTATAGGATTGTATTCAGGTCCCTTGACATTGAGTATAAGAAGAATCCGGATGATACCGTATGGTGGTATAAGAAAGAGGATGGCTCACAATACATACCGGTCCCTCCACATAAGTATAGCGATATCAGGCGTAGGGAGGTTACGATGAGGTTCTCTAACGTAATTGATGGGGAATTTAATATGGATGGTATTGTCCTTCATGAGTTCCCTATAACTAATCTTCCTGATATAACTTATTTTGCTGTGACTAGATCCGTTTTAAAAAATGGCGATATCCCATATGACAGGATAAGCAAGAGCGTTAATCTTCGTAATATACAGATGGGAGCTTTTTCTCATTCTGGTGTATGGAGTAATTGGCCAGAAGGTTTTTTGAACATAAAAAACCTGAGGTATTTCGGATGCAATAGCGTTTTTAATTTCGGGGATGATCCTGATTCTAATTGGAGAAGGTTCTCTGAATGGAGGAATCTTACTGATTTTAACTTCAACTGGTGTAACATCCCTTCTTATGATCCGGCCTTTAATTCTATTCCAGCAAAAGGTATAAGCATTGTAAGCGATCGGAATAATATACCTGTATTTGATGAGGTGGATAAGGTGGGGGATGATAAGGAAAGCGTTACTTTTATGGCTCAAGGTAGTTCATGGAAACAGGATTTAGTAGGAGGGAAGTTAAATAAGATCCATATTATGTATTGTTCTTCAAGTGTGGTGTCGGTAGACGATCTTCCGGATTACTTGTATGAGATAAGGGAATTTAGGATATGGAATTTGCGTGATGGTGGTAGATTTATAAATACGCAGGAGAGGGCTGATACGTTCGTTAACACGTTTTATGATAAGATAATGTCCTGGGATTATATAACGATGTCACAGACGGCTTCTGACGGTAACAGGAATCAGTTTTATAAACTCACCTTAGATTTATATACTTCCGTAGCTCCTACCAACAAGAGACCATCTGGCGTTTATCAAGCCCCTGAGGGGTTTGTTAAGGGTGTTAGCAACGGTAATCCTACGACGCCTATGGAGAAGGTGTATGTGCTTACCAACAACTACGGGCAGACGTGGATCTTGGCACCTGCCCCGGCTTCCAAGGCCGCCCTTACGAGGGCACGGCGGGCGGGGAAGACTAGGATCGCCCCGTTCGTCCTTGGCGTAAAGGACGGTCATGTGTCAGTATTCAGCGGAGACGTGTTGGATGATAATATGAGTAAGTATAATTTCGCCGACAAATACGAGGCTATAGATATCTGTAACGATCTGGGATTGGACAGCTCACCGGTTGTCGAGTATTTCAGGAGAATAGAGGAGGGAGAGGTATGAAATTGATGTGTAAGGATACGAACAACGGATCTATAACCTTTTTCACCAAGGGCAAGCACGCTTTCAGGGGTGTCGACAGGGATGATACCACGGATGACGTGCCTGATCCTATATTGGATGTTAATAATTATAATGAGAGTATACAGTTTCATTCCAAGACCCCCGGCATGTGCGAGGTCGATTGGGGTGACGGGAATAAAGAGCAATTTCCTTTCGTGAAGGACAGGAGCGAATCCATATACGGGCGATATAGGTTGATGTTCAGGAGAAGGGATATAAGTTATCGTAAGAATCCGGATAGCCATCCATGGTGGTTTTATAAGGAAGATGGGAGTGAGTATATTCCCGCCCCCAATCATGCTTACGCTGATGGGCTAGATAAAGATCGGGTCATCACCATGACTTTTACGAATGATATTACATTCGTTCAAACAAAAAGGATAATGATGGTAGGATTCCCGATATTAGACGCCCCAAGTATTATCAACTTAACCTTATCCATTACCGGCGATGGGAATATAACCGATATTCCTAAGGATAGGATACGTAGATCGGTAAATATAGAGTATATAACACTTGACGAATTAGGCGTAGGGACATTGACATCCATACCAGACGATTGGGATAGGTTGACTAAGTTAAAAGGTATTAATTTAAGTCGAACGGCTGATTTTAATGATACGGAGTCTTCTAATATAAGGAAATTCCCCTCTATGTGGCCTAATCTTGTAACATTAGCTTTGGCAGGTTGCAGGGTTAGGGTATATCCAAGGGAATGGCTGTCTTTTAGCAAGCTAAGAGAATTATATATATCCCCGGGAGTGGCTATGCCATCGTTTGACCCTAATACATGCCCGGCTATGGATGAGGTGGATAAGATAAATCCTAGCTTAAGGACCTTCGATCATATAAATAGATGGTATGGGTCTGTCGTGAGCTGGCATCCGTATATGATCGGCAAGGGATTGGAAAATATCACTAGCCTTGTCGCCTCATATGGCTATAGTAATATAGATGTAAGCAATCTACCGGATTATATATATGAGATGAGATCTATGAGTAGTTTTTATATGCATATCTCCTTGTTGACCCAAAGTCGATGTGATACGTTTATATCAACATTATATGAGAAGGTGATGGGGTTTGATTATCTCACTATGTCCTCCTCTGCTTCCGATGGCAAAAGAAATCAGTTTTATGGATTGTATCTAAGTATATATATGGATGCCAATCCTGTTGATAAAAGGCCTAGTGGCGTATTACAGGCACCTTCTGGTTTTATAAAAGGTCAGTCTAATGGCTCTCCGTCGACTCCTATGGAGATGGTTTATGTGCTTATGAATAATTATGGATGGAGGTTTAGTATGGCGCCAGAGGCTTCGGTGTTAAGGTCAACACGGTCTTCTGATATTGACACGAGGTCGTATAAGCCATATAAGCTTATCGTATTTGACGATGGGCGTACCTTTGTAGGCAATGGAGATGTTTTAGCTCATGATACGGATAAGGTATTATCGTTTGGGGATCAACCAGAAGGAGAGTATTTATGTGATTCTATGGGATTGGACAGGAATGTTATTGTAGAATATTTTAACAAGATAGGTAATGGCTAAGACATTATATAAATATGAGGCTTCATCAAATAAGTTCGTGTGGTTCACTACATGGGATAGGGCACTTAGAAATTATTATACCGATGATTATAATTATGTACCTGATCCTGTCGTTGATAATCCTTATAATACGTTTGTCGAGTTTAGATCCAGAAAGCCCGGTATGGCTAATGTGGATTGGGGGGATGGAATAAAGGAGCAGTTTCCTATGACCAAGGTTCAAGGGCGGGATAATTATCGTATCATATTCCGTTCTTTGGCAATACAACACATGAAAAATCCCAATACTACGTGGTGGTTCAGGAAGGAGGATGGATCGCAATACGTACCTGTGGATAATCACGCTTACGCTGATGGGAGGAGGGACGTGCAACGGGCTGTATCGATAGATTTTACTTGTGATATTTATTATGCCAATATCCAAGTTTGTAAGATGACGGCTTTCCCGATTGTGGATATACCAGGACTTGAGTTTTTGATCGTATCCCATACGCTGTATGTTAATGACGGTATACCTGTAGACAAGTTGTCAAGATCCAAAAAGTTAATTTATATCGATCTTCAAAATATAGGGCAAAGAATGACCGTAATTCCTGAGGCTATAACCAGTAAGACAGAGGTATATTATTTAAATATGTTTAATATGCTTGATCTTAGGGATATAGAATCTAGCGGGATAAGGAATATAAAGAATATGAAAAATCTTGAAACCCTTTACTTGTCTTCATGTTATTTGGATAGGTATATAAAGGAGTTTAATGATCTTCCTAAATTAACTTCGTTGAATATAGCTTCTGGTCCTCCTGATATGTGGAATTATTTTGATATAAACACCCTTCCTTCTTTCGAGGTAGATAAGATAAATCCTAACATTACTGATTTTGCTTTTTTAGATGACTGGATGAATGGAGAAAGGAGGACGGGTTGGAATGATGATAATATGTCTGGAAGGGGATTGGAACATCTTACTGGTTTCATTGCAGCTAATAGCAATAGTCTTAGAATGGATAAGCTTCCGGATTATATTTATGAGATGAGGGCTATTACAGGGTTTAACGTGAATGCATCCACTCATAGCCAAAAAAGATCAGATGATTTCGTGAACTCTTTCTACGACCTTGTTGTAGGATGGGATCAGATTACTATGACATCCGTGGCTAAGGATGGGAAGAGGAACCAGTTCTATAGTCTTTCGGTAAGCATGTATAATGCTATTTATCCAACCAAAAACCAGCGTCCTTCCGGAACGGAGCAGGCCCCAGAGGGATTCGTGAAAGGCTCGTCCAACGGGTCTCCCGCTACACCTATGGAGAAGATATATGTGCTAAAAAATAACTACGCCCAGAGATGGACGATTAAACCAGAATAATATTATGAATATCAATATTTTAAAACTAAATTGGGGGGGGGTAAAATCCTATTTGCCTTATGATGAGAAGAAGGATGTTACCCAAAAGGAAGGTAATAGAGGTATTCGAGGAATTATCTCCTCAGGATAATGGATATTGGACGGTTCCTGATGGGGTCCATGAGGTTGAGTTCGCGTTGGTCGCCGGAGGTCTTAATGGAGAATCTTCCAATATATATAATGCCGGGAGTGGCGGTAACGGAGGTGGTGTACTGACTGGGACTATATTCGTAAATCCAGGTGTTACATATAGGGTGGTTGTCGGAGATATAGGTCAGGATAGTGTATTCGGTATATATCAGGCTATTGCCGGTAAAGGTGGAAGAGGCGGATATGGAGTTAAAGGGGATGGCCATGATTCTTCCCCGGGAAATCCAGGGCAAGATGGATCATATGTTTTTAACAACAAATATCCTGACCGATATCCTTATCCTATGGGCGCTGGTGGTGGATCGGGGGCTTATACAAGAGGATGGAATATGGGCTTTTTATCCGGAGGGAAAGGCGGAAATCACGGGGGAGGTGATGGAGCTGGAGTCGAGGATATTGAGGGTGTTATTATTAATGGCAAAAATGGAGGTAATGCCACTTATTATGGAGGTGGTGGAGGAGGAGCCTCTAAAGCTTCTAATAGTGGGGCTACGAGAGGTCAAGGAGGATCAGGTTATCGTGGTATTGTTATTTTACATTATTTTAAAAATGGATGATATGGATAGGAATGATATTATAAAAGAATTAGGTTCTTATTTTGATATAGTTGAATTGGTGTGTCCTCATACATACAATAAGTGGAAGGATAGATCGTGGCAGTTTCTTGATACTGCGTTTCTCCATAATCTTCTTATATTACGGAGGGATATAATCAAACAGCCTATGTATTGTAATAATTGGGACAAGCAGGGGCAGTTTTCCCAACGTGGTCTTAGATGCAACATCTGCCAGATAGTTAAGGATAAGAAAGATGTTTATCTATCCGCTCATGTGTTGGGTAAGGCTGGGGATTTCGATGTCAAGTCAATGACGGCGGAACAGGCTAGAGGCTTGATCTTGGATCATCAAGATATGTTACCATATCCTTTCCGGCTTGAAGGGAAGGTGGGTTGGTTACATTTTGACAGCCTTGATACGAGGAACGGTATACACGCCGTGGTGTTTTAGGTACTTAACGGTATAGTGGTTAACTTTGCGTATAGGGTATAAAATGAAAGACAAAGACATGATAGAGCGAGTGGGGGCTTTATGGAATATAGCGCTTGCGTATGGTGCCTCTTGCTGGGCTTACTTCCAGCCAGTGCATCATTTATTGACCGTATTACTTATAGTATTAATAGCGAATTTTTTAGCTAGGTTAGCGCAAAGCATAAGGGGCTGGAAGCTCCGACGGAGTCGTAGAAGAAGGTTTAGTTTTAAGAGATGGTTTAGGGAGGTCAGGTTTACTGATATTCTTAAGGAGTTCGCTTTGTCCTGTTTTATAGTAATGACATTATGTGTTATATATAAGACGTTATACCCGATCGAGGAGGAGGCTAGCATGATACTTACCGTTACCAAATATGGGGTGTATATAGCCCTTGTTGGATATGTGATGCTTTTCCTGAATACGATAGGGGATGCTTTCGCTGACGCTTATCTGGTTAAGGTGTTCAAGGCTGTATTCAAGAGGATAAACGTATTCAAGATGTTTGGCTTCTCTAAAAACATACCTGACGAGATGTTTGACGATATAAAGAAGATTGCTGATGATAAGGTTAAGGATAAGTCTTAAGGCTGTTTTTTGTTTAGGTCTGTCGCTATTCCTGTCCTCTTGTGGAAGCAGGAGGCAGGTTAGCGACACGTCTATAGATAATCGTTTGATAAGCAGGATAGAGACGATGATAGATGAGGTCATGGACCGGAAGATCGTAGAGATCAGGACATCTGATCTTAATGCTGATATTGTCATAACTGAGAGGAAATTCGATACTACGAAGGAGGTGGATCCATCCACTGGGGAGCGACCCGTGTCCTCCCAGACGGACGCTCATATCGTCATCGGCCGGCGGGACAGCACGGTGACGGCTGATTCCGTTGGAGTCAATAAGACGAGGAATGATATAAAGGATTTGGACAATAAGATAGATGTCAAATCCAAGGACGTAGATGATAAGAAGGAATCAAGATGGCCTATAGTGTGGATAGTAGCTGGTATCTTGATGATATTGTTGGTATTGGTGTATATATTTAAAAAGATAAAGGTTTTATGAGAAGAAGAATGTTGAATAATGGAAGTGATGCCCTTGTCGATCAACACACAAGATTCTTGATGAGATTTGACAATGATTTTAAGGTTGATGGATACCCCCCCCTAATATCGAGGATGGTTTAGAGATCAAGGGAGGAGAGTTTGTTACCGATTCTATAAGAACTGGATATAAATACACAAATACGTCTAATTCTTATGGGATGATTAATACATCTAGTACATTGTCACCTGATCTATTTGGTGATGGAGATCCATTTACCATTGATTTTTGGTATAAACCATTAGTCGTTATTAACGCTTGTTCTGTTGGCCATGAATGGTATAATGGTATTTTTTATTTTGGCATAGCTGAAACCAATGGTAGTTTAAATTTACATCTTGCTACTTATAGAGGGAGCTATGGGAATAGGATGGCTGATATTGTTATTGGCAAATGGTATCATATAGCTATGGTTAGGGTTAATAATAGATTATATGGTTTTGTTGATGGGAAACTGTCTGTTTCGTTCCCATGCTCTAATATTTCATTGAGATATAGGAATATAGATTTTAATAGACAAAGGGATGGTAGTAATAGGGCGTCTTTTGTAATAGATAATTTTAGGATAAGTGATGTAGCTAGATGGACGTCTGATTTTGATCCTCCTAAATAAAAAGGGACTATGATCTCTCATCGTCCCTTATCTAATTAGTTTTTAAAGGATATGCAAATAGCATAGAGGTCAGTCCCGGATTCGAACCGGGGTATATGGTTTTGCAGACCACCGACTAAACCACTCATCCAACTAACCGTATCGCGAATATACAATTTCGTCTTTGACCGAACAACCTCTTTGACCATATTTTTACTCAACTAGAATATTACTTAAAGAGAATCCCTTATCTAGTATGCTGTTTGAGGAAATGCCTTTTCAAGTTCTACACTTATTGACACCAAAAGGAAATGTGGCGGCTCCGTGAGGCAGGGCAGGAGGTATCCCCACACGGCCGGCCAGGAGCGGAGCGACTCGTAGCCCACCTCCTTTTTTCCCTTGGCGTATTACGCTTAAGCGTTGGAAAGAAGTAAACATATCAATGCATTAACGTTTGATGTAGGTAGTTGTTTGTCGATTAAAGATCCATAGACAACATAAGTAGATGTCAAAAATACACTAAACTAAATTATTGATATAAGTTATTGTTGAGATCTTGATTTTTCAATCTACTACATATTTTCATGTTAATGTAATTAAGTTATATACTTTAGATAATAACAAAGCGTTAGCTAACTCTTTTTAATCAATCAACTTATGAGATAAATAAAGAAAATCTTTATAATGAGACTCCCTTCTTAAGGGGGCGAAAGTTTCTTATATCACATGTCACAAAATAGACAACTGTGTTTATAAAAGAAGGTGGATAAATAAATTCATCTCTTTTCTTAACTATCCCTACGATAGTCTCCCTACGCAATGTCCAAGTTGGATTTCGACAATAGCGATCGCCGTAAAAAGCCGTGATCATAAACAAAAAAAATGAGTACTTTCACAAGCACTCATTTTGAAATGACAAAGTTTTTAGTATCTTTGCACTATACTAAAAAACACATATGGCAAATTTAACATTAATATTTGATCAATTCGTCTCTTCCTCAGAAAAAAAGAGGATGTCAGAAGAAAATAGGGCCTTGAGGAGGGATTCCGGCAAGGTCATCCTACCTTATTTGTTTAATGACAATGCTAATCCTTGTTGCGATAACCCTAGGATAAAGCGTCAATCATCATCCAAGTCAGAGATACTTGAGAAGCCGATATCGGAGACGCTGATAGGCATTCTTATCATATGCCTTGACCCTATAAGGTTTAGGTCGCTGGGGATTCAATACAACATCAAGTGGTTCTATTACTTTGTGAATGAGATAGTTAGTTACTATATTAAGCACCATCGTCTTGGTGGTGATAATCTTGCTTATCAGATAAAGTTAGTTAGGTGGCTTTTGATCAGTTATGTTAACGTGGCTGTTGCACACGGTTATTATGCTATGGTGAGGAAGGCGAAGAAGGAGCATCCTGATCTTTTTGTGCATAGCAACAATGCGAGGTATTATTATTGGGATAGCTGCCCTTCCGAGTATAAAAAGTTAGAGGATGAACGAAATATAAATAATCCTACCTATAAAGCCCATGAGTGCAATAGGAAGCGTGCCGAGGATATCAAGCGTGTTGTTTATGACTCCATGGATTCGATCAGGAAACGCGACCTTAAGGATTTCGTGTCCTCTAAGAATAATGGAGTTAGTATTTCTTTTAAGGAAAAGGTTCAGAACAAGGTCAGGAAGAAGGGTTTTGGTAATGTCAGTATCAAGACCATAGAGAGGGCTATAAAGAGCTATTTAGATGAGCGTGGTGTCACTTTCTCTGAGTTCGTCGATGGGGTGAGGAAGTTGGATAGGAAGATAAAGGAAGTCAAGTCCGCTTTTGGCAAGGTTAAAAGGATTAAGATCTTTGGCGTCAAGGCTTATGACTATGTGTCTGGAGATGAGATAGTTGATGAGTTTGGTATGGCTGCGTTGTCTGATGAGGTGTGGATTCCTGATAATAGCACCCCGTTCCTTGACGGTTATGTCTGTTCTTCTGAGCCGCTTAGTGATTGTTTGTGTTTTAACTAAAATATTTTGCCATGAAAATAGTCAGGTCAGGTGATTTTAAGATTATGTTCAATGAAAAGAACAGGCTGTTTAACGCCTCTATGCTTTTCGACCAACTTGATGGTGGCGAGGACGCTTTGAGGGACTTGCTGGGTTCAAGAAAAGATCTTAGGTGTCTTATAACCAAAAGATCCTTTTGGATCGATATGCCGGCTATCGCCTTGTTTTTGGGCGATTATGACGGGGATGATATCAAGAGGCTTGTTTTTGATTGCGCTTCATGCTACATTTCTCATTCAATAGTAGCTTTTTTGGATGAGGATTTGGAGCCATTTTTCGTTTTTCGTGATAATAACGATGAGCTTCTTCATGATTATGGGGAAGATGGTGATGATACAGGCGAGGCCGTGCCTAGCATTGTTGATTTATCCACCCGTTTCGTAAATACCGTTTTGTTTAGCAATCCTAACTCCCCTGTGTTTAGGTTTATCATTGACACGATGACAATAAATGTAGGGAGATGCGTTGGCCTGATGAGGTCATTGATTTTTATGTTTGACTGCGGGTTTATCAAAAGCATGGACGATCTTGATGATATCTTTGGGGTTGGATAGATTTCATTTTTGACACAACATATGCTATCTTTGTGAAAAAGATACTAAGATGAATCAGATCAATATCATACCGAAGATAATTCATGATAAGTTTTCCGCAAGGATTATCATGGATGATTACGATATAGAGAAACCTATCGTTATTACTGTCGTGGCTAGACGTAACGATGGTGAGTATAATACCCAGATATTGACATACCCGACATCGGGAGTCGATTATGAGGGTAATGTAAGGATGGTGTTTTTTGATGTCGCTAGGTCTCATGTTTGTCAGATAACATCGGTGTTTATCAACGGTCATGAGGTCAAGACATATTATACCGATGTCCCGGATCTTGATATGCAAGCCCGTTATGACGATAGCTTATGCCGGTACGATAAGAAGGTTAATATGAATGATATTAGGCTGTCATTTCAGGTGCTAGAGACACGTGATCCCAAGGTGTTGCAGGTATTGGATGAGTCCGAGTGGGGGCTGCTGGAGGATAGGAAGGCGATCATCGAGATCACTACGCCGGGCATGTCCGACCCCGTTACGTTGTTCCTTGGCAAGAATCAGGTCAATACCTTTACTAGCCTAACATTAGGTCTCAATTGCTTTAATTACGATGATTGTAATGTCAAGTACCTTGACCTACCTGATGGTATATATGATATCAAGATCATAGGTAGCCCTTCCACTTACAATTTCAGTCGCAAGTATCTTAAGACGGATCTTATACGCAGGCGTCTTGATCGGCTATGGATTAAGACTGATATCCTATGCGAGGACAAGGATAAGGATCTTATAGACAAGATACAGGAGATGGAGACACTTATGGCCGTAGCCGAGGCGAATGTCAGGCTGGATAATATAGAGGCCGCCCATGAGGTTATCGATCGTGTCGGAGAGCTTTTTGAGATGGCTACCAATTGCGTGGATTGTTAAACATAAAAATATTTAGTCGTGGGTTGTAATACTTGTAAGGAAAAGGCGTTAAGGGCCGAGAGGGAAAGGATTGAGAGAAGTATGATGAATCATTCTTCTTCTACCGCTGTTAGCGATATGGAGTACGCTTCTAGAAGTACCGCTGGTTGTATGGTTATGCAAGATCCGTTGCAGACCATGGAACGTGACGTGGTTAGTATATATAAGCAAGTTCGTACCAAGGGTGATGGCGTGGGTGTATCTTATCTTAATATGCAGAAAAAGATCCGTGAATGGATCAAGAACCTGCCGTATGGATGCCCGCCAGACGAGGAGGTACAGGAAATGAGAAAGGAGATTCTGAATGGGCGCGCAGAGCATATCAAACCTTGATAGGACGGATTTATGTAAGTCCGTAGACGAATGGCTGTCCTGCCAATGGGGTAGATATATGAGATACCATAGGTATAGGATCGGGAATAAGCCCGATATATCCTATTGGGGTAAGATAATTCGTCTGCAAAGGTCATTGTGTGATAATGATTGCGGGTTATGCCCGGATGAGGTAAGATCGTTAAAGGAACGTGTTAATAAGTTGCTGGCATGAGAAAGTATAATTGTTCACATATAACCCCGTCCACTTGCGTACCTTATGAGGGTGATCTACCAGAGTGGTCAAAGCATAAGGACTCTGATGAGTGTGTTATGATCTCCGATGTGATAGAGGAGATATATGAAGAGCTTACCCGCATTAGGGAGGCTATAGACGTCAGGGATCTTGGCGAGTCTTGCGTGAAGATAAATGGCGATAAGACCGTAGCGAAAATCCTTTACGCTATTGAGAATAAGATCTGCAATGGGTAATTAATGTCCTGATTTTAGGATATTAAAAATAGCCAATCGGTTTGTGTTTATCATCCCGATTGGCTATTTTTGTATGTCCGCCGACTCTCACGAGGGAGCGGACATAAAGTAATTAATTATTAATCTCAAAATTAGACTAAAAAATGAAGACAGTAAATGTTTTAACAAGAAAGATGGGCGATTTTAACGTTTTTCAAAGAACTAGTGATGGTTATTTTGATGCCAATAGTTTACTTAAGCAATGGAATGATAATCCCGATAATATAAGAAGAAAGTTTTCTGTGTTTATAGATAGTCCTAAAACCATAGAATTTTTAGAAGCTCTAAAGGATGATGAAAGCCATAGTCCAAAAATGGACAATGGTGATAATCAGTTATTTGTAAAAGTAAAAGGTAGAGTTACAAAACATGGCAAGACACCTGATAAGATATGGATGCATCATTTGCTATTTATAAAATTCGCCATGTGGATAAATCCTAGATTTGAGGTTCAGGTTTTGAAGTTTGTACATGATCAACTTATAGATTACAGAGATAAGGCTGGTGATGCTTATAGGAGAATGTCTTCCGCTTTATCTAAAATCGTGGACTCGTCAAGGTTTAAAGATAAAATACAGGATTTAGCTAGATCTCTGAATATAATAGTTTACGGTCTTCATGAGACTATGATAAGAAACTCTGTTGGCGAGGAGGTCAAGGCTAAAGAGTTGATGGAGCTAGAGATTGATATAGCTAAGATGATTGAATTTGGGTATATAACTACCGAGGAGCAGTTAAGGGATTATCTGTATAAGGTTTTGAGAAGCAAAAAGGCTCTTCCTTTGTAATTTGATTTTAAATTGTATCTTTGTGACAAAGTGAATCGTAATGATATACAGTAATAAAGAAATAGTACGGACGTTCACCAGAAACAACCCGCCTGCCGGGTATGTGGGCGGTTCTGTTGACTACCGGGTCCCTCCCAACGTCTATTTTGGCGATACGCAGGAGGAGGCTGACAACAAGGCTGAGGATGATATCAAAGCCAACGGTCAGGACTACGCCAATACATATGCCGACATAATACCGGCTGTATGGTATAATGATCAGGTATGCGATGAGTTTATCAAGAATAATTGCGTAAGCGGTAAGGGATCCAAGGAGCAGGTATGTATAGAGGAAGGTAGGTTTGTCTCTTACGTATCCAAGAAAGATGCCAATGATAAGGCTAGGGTGGAGCTTGGACGGATCGGGCAGGGGGAGGCCAACTCCGTCGGGGCTTGCTGCGAGGACTGGGCCTCACAGCCTCTTCGTGGCTTGTTTTACAAGAACGATTGCGAGGCTGGCACATCGGGCAAGGAAGGTATTGTATATGAATTACTAGCCGGAGCTATCATATCCGATATATCCCAGATAGATGCCGATACGTTAGCCTATAGGAAGTTCATGAAAGAAGGTCAGGAGAAGGCTAACGCCGAGGGTAGTTGTTCACCTGTATTCTATAATACGAAGATCGGTGATTGGTTCGAGAAGATATGTCCGTTCGGATATAAGTCCGGTAAAGTATATTACTCTATCAAAGCCAATAGGTTTAGGTCATGGATATCGGTTGAGGATGCCAACGCCAAGGCTCGTGAGGTTTTGATGGTAGAGGGACAGGAGTACGCTGATCTTAATCTTGAGTGCGAGAAATGGATCGAGAATATCGATCAAGAGGATCAGTGTTATTGGTAAGAATGCGTTTGTGTTTTCCATAATGTTAGATTAGTGTTTTGGAGGTAGGGGCTTATGGTCTCTACCTCTTATTGTTTCATACGTCTTGTTGTCCTATAATCAAACCAAATAAGTATCTTTGCTAAAAACATTAATATTATTCATATGCGTAATTCAGGTGGTTGTTGTCATGATCATTCACGGGAACGTCCCGAAGAGTGTTGTCATGGCGTTAAGATAGATAGGTTTCTTAACAAATGCCCTAACGATCCTTGTGATCCTTGCGATCGAGATTGTCAGGACGAACCTTGTGTTGGTTATGGATGTCCTATAACCTTGTATGATAAATGCGTCTTGTACTCAGGCGATGAGTTGGTAGCGGATGGCATAGAGAAAGGTGCTGATATCTCTGTCGTTATAGACTCATTGAGGCGTATTATAGCGTCTAGGGATAAGCAGATAGATTTATACCATCGTGAGGTTCTGGATTTGAAGAGGATTATAAACGAGCTTGTCAACGCCGGTGGTAGCGGCGGGGATAGCGGAACTGAAGAGGAGGTTTGGTGATGAACGGTTGCAACAAAAAACAATACAGACCTACTGTAGACGACACGAAAGTACCGTGCTCTACGTACATGAGTACCGATTGTATTTACCCCGGTGATAAGGTACGTGTGGAATCATTGGGATTATCCCCTAATTGCGATATGTCCGATACCCTTAACGCTATGATAAAGGCTATACGGGATAGGGATGCCGAGATACTTGAATTAAGAAGAATGATCAATAAATTGATTTGATATGAGAAATAATTGTAATCCATGTAAGCCGGAATACAGACCGGGGGACGAGTGCAGTATCTATAGTTCCCAGATCATATATGACGGTCAGTCGTTCCCTGAGGCGGATATCAGGAACGGTGATGGCATGAATAGCGTAATCGAGTCTCTGGTAAGGAAGCTGGTTGCCGTATCTGGCGCCACGGCGTCCATCCAGCGTGACTCGTTCAAGGGCGTTCAAGCTGTCAGATTAAGATACGAGCCGTTGAACGTGCTCAGCGTTACCTATTGTGGTACTATCGTCCCTAATGACGGATATGTCGTTTCTGGCAGGTCCGTTAAGTTTAAGAAGAAATATTGCATGGGTGATGAGTTCACTGATGTTAATATCGTATATACTACATTGAATAGTAATATTTTAAATACCTCATGTTATGGCTAAAAGAGTGTACGATACGGTCTTGGCTTCCGAGTGTGACGGCTGGGTATGTGGTGAGACCCTCAAGAAGGGATCTCTTCCCGTAGACAGGTTAGAGCTTGACTCTTTTTCAGAGGCTGTCAGGGAGCTTATAGAACGGTTTTTCGAGGAGGGATGGTTGCCGGACATGATCTGTGATCTTGGTTGTGGTGGCGCCAGCGTGTTTGAGATTAAGCCTACTAACTTCGAGTATCCTCCTGAGGGTGGCGAGCAGATTCTGGAGATTATCGTAGGTAAGAGTGATAAATGGACTATAACTCAAGCGGAATGATATGAATAATTTAAAAGATATTCTTGCTAAGATCGAGCAAGGTTCCTCATGGGTGTCCTACGACAAGATTTCCGGTACCGGCCCCGACAAGGTGGCTATCAAGGTAGAGCCGGGATGGATGGGTAGGTTGCCTAGGGAGACTTACGTGGCGGTCGAGAAAGGCAAGGTTACGAAACTCGCGACTATAACCCAGAAGGGTATAGAGCGGGTAAGCGTGGATCCTACCAGTGTCATGTTCGACATGGAGGGCGGGACGGCGACCATCAACGCCAAGCTCAACTCCGCCTCGGTCAAGGCTTCCTGCCTTACCCTTGGTGGCTCGGTGAGCAAGTCCTATATAGTATCCATGAACGTGAACGGCTTATCCATGAAAGTCCCGGAAGAGGATAGCAGATATATAGTGTATGCCGATCCTGAGGATCCCGGAGCCACTGATTTGTATGAGGCTAGCTTTGTCATAGCTATGCCTAAGAATATGGATAACGAACAGCATCATGAGATGTTTGTCTTGAACGGTAAGGTTGTTAATATCAATCAACAGCCTAATGATATACCTTATATCATACTTGATCATGACTTCGATAACGTGACTAGCGAGAACGGTCAGGTTGTCATCGATATCAAGTCCAATACCGAGTATGATATCGAGCTGGTATGTTGCACTTGCGGTGATGGTAGTGAGCCGGAACCGGAACCACCCTTCAACGTGGATCCGCAAAGGTTGACGCTTAATAAGGATGGTGATACCCAAATCGTGAGGGTAGAGGCCGGAGATGATGTTTCATGGAGAATAGAGGAGGATTGATATGGCGAGGGAAGTAGATAAGAATTGCGTTGAGGGTAATTGCTTTGCCATTAACGACAAGAGCCATGGGATAGGCGATAATAAGCTTAACATCGTATACAAGGCCAATTACACCGGTCAGATCTGTACGGCTAAGTTCCGTATAACGTCAAAGGATGGCAGTGTTGTTAAGGAGTATATGATAGCTCAAGACGCTAAGCCCGTTTATTATAATATCAAGATGGTTCAGCCGTTTACCAAGGACGATTGTTTGGCCAACCAGCATGGATCGGTGGTGTTGTATACGGTCGAGGAAAGGACTTACAAGTCGTTTATCTCGCAGGAGGACGCAGACGCCAAGGCTATGGAGGATATAGCCCTGAACGGTCAGAAATACGCCAACGAGCATGGTGAGTGTATAACCGATATCTGGTATAACGAGGAGCAGAGAAAGACGTTTATACGTAATAATTGCGATAAGTTCAGTGACGGTCAGGAATATGTTTATATCATTCCTGAGGGCAAGTACGTATCTTCCATCTCTCAGGAGGACGCCGATAGGAAGGCTCTTGAGGATATTGAGAAGAACGGTCAACAACAAGCCAATTTGGAGGGTGAGTGTAAGCCTAAGGAGAATATCTATTATGGTAAGTTCAGCAAGACCTTTACCCGTAATAATTGCGACTCCACTCAATACGGAACGGAGGTGGTTGTTAACGAGACGATGGTTACAGGAGACTTCAGATCCATCGTATCTCAGGAAGACGCTAATAGCCTAGCAAGGGCCGCTGTAGAGGCTCAGGGTCAGGATATAGCTAATATCAAGGGTAATTGTGAGAAGATACCGGTATTTACTGGATCGTATTCTAAGGTATTCCAGAGAACCAATTGTCCTGAAGGTTCTACGCCTGTTGACTTTACCGTGGATGAGAAGATGTGTACCGGCTATCCGTTCACTTCTACAGTATCACAGGATGCCGCCAATAAGCTGGCGCAGGACGCTGTGGAGGCGCAAGGTCAAGCTATCACCAACGAGCGTGGCGATTGTCAGACTAACGTCTACTATAACGTTAGGATGGAGAAGACAGTCACTAGAAACAATTGCGATGAGTTCCATATCGGTCAACCTTACACTTATGTTGTAGCCGCTGGTAAGTACTTCTCTATTATCTCTCAGGAGGATGCTGACAATAAGGCTAAGGCCGATCTTGAGGCTAACGCCCAACAACAAGCCAACCTAGAGGGTGAGTGTAAGGAAAAGACTATTTATTACGGTAAATATAACAAGGAGTTTACTCGTAATAATTGTGACTCCACTCAATATGGTACTAAGGTTGTCGTGGATGAGACTATGGTTACCGGAGACTTTAGGTCAACTGTATCCCAGACAGACGCTAACAACAAGGCTAAGGCCGCTGTCGAGGCTCAAGGTCAGGATGTGGCTAACGTGAAAGGTAAGTGCGAGAAGGTGCCTGTATATACCGGTACTTATACACGTACGTTTACCCGTAACAATTGCGGTACCGGTACTGGTGGTACTTATACGGTAAATGATAGGATGGTTGACGGTTATCCGTTCACATCTACCGTATCTCAGGAGGATGCCAACAACAAGGCCAAGGCCGCCGTTGACGCCCAAGGACAGGCTCTTGCCAATATCCACGCCCTTTGTACGTACACCGGCCGTGCTTCCTTGGAGTTCACGAGAAACAACTGTGGTGAGTGTAAGATCGGATCTAAGGTGACGATCACCCAAGATATGGTAGAAGGACACCCATTCCAGTCTAACGACTCCCAGACCGCCGCTGACCTTCTCGAACACCTCACTATAATGACCGGT